GTGACACTGCACTACATTCCTCCTCCCCTGATCCGATCTGCGGGCGAAGCACAGATCTGGGGCACCCACGGCGTCGTGGTCTCGCAACCCCAACCACTGCGCTCCGAAGCATTTGAGCTGAGGCAGGCTTACGAGCCCAAGGTCCTGGAGCCGGACCTTCACCCGCTCCTGCTGCTTTCGTCACGACTGAATCGGGTTCACTCCCAAGCTTACAACGGGGACTTCCTGCTGCCCGTCAGCGCCGTTGAAAAAGCCCACAAGGCAATCGCGCCCCTGAGCCCAGCGGATCTGCGCACAACCGACGCCTTGATCGCCTCACTGACGTCCGCAGCAGGCCTCCAGGCACCCTCGCTTCGATCAGATCGCGCATGGGTGGCAGGACGAGGCCCCAAGGAGGCGGTGCTCGTGCTGCCACCGGTCGCGGTCGTCGATCCACTGCTCGCCAATCTCCTGACCACCCTCTCCCAGCACCAATCCAACTGCAATGAGCACCTCGACGAGGCGCTGGCGCACCAACTGCTGACGATCCACCCATTGGCCGATGGAAACGGACGGATCACACGTTCCTTGCTGATCAAGCTCGCCGCTCGCAAACGCTGTTTGTTCCCGCTCTACATTTGCTGGCTGCTGATGTTTGACAAGTTGGCAACCGTTGCTTCGTGGAACGATGCCTCCCTCACCGGGCAGCACACGCCCGAGCCCGCAAGGATGGAGCGGTGGTTGGCAGCGGCGCGCGCCCTAGTCTCCGCGTGGCAAGAAGCACGAAAAGAATTGGACGTAAGGGCAACTGACGCCCTGCTGTTCACAGGAGCCGTGACCGAAGATGCCGTGCGCGCCGTCAGCGAGAACTGTTCCCCACCGCTGGCCCGGCGAATTGCCTCGACCTACGCCGCATCCCCCCTCCCCTCCAAAAGAGACCTCGAAGAAGCCATTCAAACATGCATTGGAACGTGCAAGAAGCTCGCATCGCCCGCTTTGAAGCCCCCAAGGACTGATGGTGATTCATGAAGAACAAACCGACATTAACTCCCGAAGACATCTCTAGATCGCAGAACCTCAAACGCCAGATCCGCGACATCCTTCGCATCTCACTGATCGTGGGCGGGTCCTTGCTCGCAGCCCAATCAGGCATGGCCGACACCACCAACGATCGAGGAACGACCAACCTTCCCCCCGTTGATGCGATACCGCCTCCCTACGTCCCCCCCTACACTCCCCCCATGGATCCTCCTTCGGTTCCCGGAATTGGGGGCTACGATCCAGGCGAGGGAGGTGGTGGTGGGGGCAGTTCCTCCCCCCCCTCGGCAGACACTTGGAAACAGCGGGTTTGCGCAGAACACATTGCCAAGAAGCCCGCCTCCTGCCCTGCACGCATCCCGTTCCCGTCGGGGGCCAGCTACGCGAAAGATCGCTTGCCTGGCGCTTCTTGGGGGGCAAAGTCTACTGTCCTGATGGCGATTTCCTTCAGCGAAGGCCGAACGCACGGGTTTGGTCGAACCGTGCCGCCTGATCCGAACGCTCAGGCTTCCATGAAGGACGCCCTGGAACGCCAAACCCAGAATTACGCCAACCTGACAAAGGACTTCAACAGCGCAACCGGGGAGTTTCGCTACGCGGTTATGCATGCATGCGAACAGCAGCTTCAAGCATCAAGCGCGACCAGGGCGGGCATAAACATCACCATTCCTGAGTCATACTGTCTCGGCATCCTTAAGGCGATAGACGATGAGGTGGGGGCACCAGGCCTCGTCGAGACCTTCGTAGAATGGGCACGTCGCTACGGCGTGCCCGTGGAGGAATACATCACCCCGCAAGGGGCAGGTGCGGTTGAGCTGGAGAAATCCCTCAAAGAGAAATGGAAATTTGTTTCTGAAGATGCCCAGTGCTCAACATGGTGGACGCAACTGGACCAACAGCAATGTTCAATTCCTTGACAGGTGAGCGCATGAAAAACTTCGCAATCGTGGCCATGCTTGCCTGCGCACTTTCCGCTTGCGCGGATAAGTCCCCCCCCGCAGCGGACGTTCAAACGACCGAACAGAAAGCCCAGCGGGACGACCATACACCCAAAAGCGAGACCCCACGCCCCACGCAATCCTCCAACGCCGGCGCAAACGCAGCCGAGCGCTCTGCTGAAGTTCAGCAGAGGCTGTGCCCTGCGGTGGATCCGTCCTGTGCGAGCGCCGGCCCTCTGAGCGCTCGCTCTCCGGCCGAGGCCCAGTGGTTGATTCAGCATGGCTATCCCTCCGAACAGGAAAACGCCAAGTTGCATGCCGCTAGCCTGCAATCCCTCCAAGAGATGGCAGCGTCTGGCAACAGACCGGCCGCCGTTGTCTACGCGGAGAGAATTGCCTTGGAAGCCGGGAAGTTCACGGAAGGCTCCGTGCTTCTCTATGAGCAAGCCAAATCAGGCAACCTGTTCGCCTACTACGGGCTTTCCAAGATCTACTACGACGACCCCAGCCACGGCTCCTTGGTGGACAGCGCCGCGTATCTCAAGGTCGCCTACCTGCTGGGTGACTCAAGGGCGTCGGAACTGCTGGATCGTCCGAAACTTGGCACCGCTGAACTGTTGTCAGCAGACAAGCGAGCGGCAGGGCTGCTAGAGACGTTCTCAGGCGGCGTGGAACGCTCTCCTCGCCCGCTGGAGTAAGCATGGGCTTGTAGAGCGGTAACCGCTCTGCTCACCGCCAACGCCAGCAAGTGAGTAGAAGCTCCAGTGCAGCTTCGGGAAGGCCCCCACTCACCTGGGGGCCTTTTTCTTTCCTCCACGCCGACCAACTTCCCGCAGCTTCTGCTCGGCCGAGCGCAACGCCAAGTCAAACTGTCCCGGTTGATAGCGCGGCAACACAACCGGAGGCGAGAACCTGCCCAACGTCGCCACGCGGTCCGGCAGGGTGGAGCGGTGAATGTAGTGCTTCTCCAAAACTGTCTGCCCCGCAGCATGGCCGGTGACCGCGCCGATGGCCGCTGGCGACGCACCTGCGGCGTCGAGGCGATCGGCCAAGGTGTGGCGAAAACCGTGAAAGCCCTGCCCCTTTTCCTCGACGCCTTGCCGCTTGATGTAAGTGGAAAACTGGCGTGACAACTGCCTGCCAAATCCCAGACCGGTGCTGTTCGGTAGATTGGGGAACAACTGCACATGACCTGCGGCCTTGGCCTCCTCCACGTAGTCCAGGAACCCGGCCTCCAGCACGGGTTGCGCCAAGGGAATAAAACGGCGCGAGTGCTTGCCCTTGATCCGTTGGCCCCTGGCCACCACCCGGACGTAGAATCCGGGAACGCCATCGACCGTTGCGATGTCATCCACTTGCAACTGAGCTACTTCGTTGACCCGTGCACCGCTGTAGAGCCCGAGCATCGGACCAAACCACCGATGCGGATACTTCGACGCCCAGGGAACAAACGCGCTTCCAAAAATGGCGCCCAACTCGCTGTCGGTGAGGGGAGATCCCCTGTCTTCTTCGTCCGGGGTCGCCACCGCTCGAACGCCTGCCAATGGATTGACCTCCACTCGCTTGGCCTCGACCAAGGAGATAAAGAACACCGACAGACGCTGACGGTGCTTTTTGATGGTCCAGGCGGCCGGCTCGGGCTCATCGTTGGCCTTTGCCAGGGCCATCACCTCCAGCACCGGCATTCCTCGGTAAGCAGGCCGCTTGGATGCATTCGAAGACCACCATCGAATTGCGCTGAAGAACTCGCGCACGTGATCTTGCGAAAGCTCGGACACAGGCAGATCTTCCCCCTACCACGCCAGCAAACAATCGCAACGTGTGACGGCTCTCCAGAACCGTCTTTGGCTGCAACTTCGCGTTGGTCAAATCCGTCAGGTGGTTTTCGATGGCCTTAGACAGTGACAGTCCAACCGAACGACCTGTCGCCTCCATCTTCGCATGCGCCTCCTGCTGCTTGAGCAGAAAATGCTCAGGAAGCAGGCCGATGCTTTCTACTGGATCGGCGCTGGCCATCTTTTCGAGGGTCTCGCGCCAGAACGCCATGTCTTCCGGCGTTTTGATCTCCACCTCGGTCACGCCCGCGCCGTTGGGGAACGTGATCCCTTTCAAGATCAGCTGCTGAACACCATTCCGCCGCACCCTGCGTAACACCTCGTCGATGTCCACCGCCTGCCCCTGTCTCAATGCTTGGAATGCCTGAGAGAGTGCCATGCCCATGCGGGCAGCGACCAGCCTGGCCACGTCTCCGAAGGGAGCGTGCAACGGACGAACGAGGAAGCGCGAGCCAACCAATGCTCGCACGTCTTTCGGGACGAGAAAACGGGCATAGACCCCGCTTGGTCTGGCCAAAAGCAATGGCTTTGGCATGTTTGGCGATACCTCAAACGATACCCAGGAAGGTCGTTTGAGAGGCCGTTATCCAATCCCAAAACCCTCGCGCCTCCAGACACTTAGCGCGGATCTCGGTGTTGATTGGAGCGGGCGATGGGAATCGAACCCACGTCAGTAGCTTGGGAAGCTCGCAAGCAATCCATACACTTCAATGGCTTAATTATGATTTCCGCTCCGCAATAGACCACACTGCGGGCTCATTTTTTGCCGAGAGAAACGCAACACCCTGAGCGATTGCGGAGCGGGCTAGAGGCTTCAGACACCTCGATACAGCTGCTGAGGTATGCTCGCCATCCGAGCGCTCAGCCACAGCGCAGAGCGTCCACATCCGAACCCAGGCAGGGAGGCGACAATGGATGAAATAAAAAAACTGGAACAGGCAAGAATGTCGTTGCGGCATGTACTCAACGACACCACCCCTCTTGAAAGGGATGATTATTTCAGGATAGGGCTGTTCGTTCAGACCTATTGCTTTGCAGATTTTGAGGCACGGCGGATCATCAATCTACTGGAGCAAATTCAGTCGGGAGAACCGACCTCGTACGCTTCTAAACTCAACGACAAAGACACCATCGAACACCTTAAGCGCCACGCTGCTGACTGCGTTTGGAACAAAGATGTGTCGGAAGGACTGAGCAAAGTAGCTGAAATCTTGGGCATGCACCGAACTATTAGGCACATGTTTGCCCATTGGTCCGGTCGCCGAATACCGGGGCACGACACCTATATTTTCTTCACAGCAAATCTAGCTAGCCAAAAGATTCCAGATGGCGCGCCAAGATTTGAAGATCATGAAGAAGCGAACGTGCAGTATGGACTAATGCCAGTATCGCACTTAGAGCAAGAACTTGAAAAACTGAAGGGACACGTCCAGTACATGACGAACATCGGGCGTCAGCTAGAGGCAAAGGTGAGCGAATTTGCCGAGCAGTTCAAACAAGACAGGAAAAAAGGGAAATTCTGATGGGGAACGCCGCCGGTATCATTTGCACCGGACTGGAGAAGCTCAGCTCCGGCTCGTCCTTTGCGCAGACCCAGCGAGGATCCGAGAGCGGCTTGGAAGTCTGCCTGACTCTGTAGAAGCATCAACAACGTGCATTGAGTTCATTTCTGGAGCATGGGCAGGCAGATCATTGCGGCGCAAGGACACGGTGGTGAGTTTTCTGGAGCTTCCGCGAGGGCGCCGTGAGTTGCTGCCTTACCCCATCCAGCCGAACGGCGGATCAAGGTCAGCCTTGGCCAGTCGGTTGCCGCGGACCTTTTCCTGCCAAGTCAAGATCGCGTCCACATCCTCCCGCAACCTCGCCTCGTGCCTGGTCACCCATAGCTCGGCCCCCGCCCGGCCCTGCTCGTAGCTGCTGCACCAGCGGAACGGACCGCCGGGGCCATGCCGGTGCCGATCCAGCGAGGCAATCCAGATGCCATCGTTCACCCGCTGGGCCATGGCCACCACCCATACGCCATGGCAGGCGATCACGGTCAGGGGGTCATCCGGGCGGCTGGCGGACCTGGTCGTCCAGCGGAAGTCGGCGGGGAGTGGCATGGCCGGGAGAATACGGCGGACCGTCGCAGATCCTGCGAACGTGGCTGCGACGTGCCTGAATCGTTCGGGCAGAGCCGAGCCTGGGCTCAGCTCTATTGCGGAAGGGCAATTGTTAAGCCACGCATCGGCGATTTGACGAAATCGTCAATTTTCCCGAATCGGAGGGTCGAGCCTGACTCGACTCTGTGCCGGCGCGGCGAGGCTCAGGCGCTTCCGGCCTGATGCAACATGGCCCTTCAATTTTTTTCGGTCGTAGCTCGCGACTCTTCCTTGACCTGCTCTCTCAAGGCCGCGTCGCTGGCCTGAGCCCGTTCCAGCGCCTGTCTTACCTGAAACGCCGGATCTTGGGTCACGCCTTCTAGGGCCTCAATTGCTTGGCGATTCGCTTGCAACCGATACTCGCGGTCAATCCGTGCCATTTCGGCTACGGCAAGGACAACGCTGACGATCACCACCACGGCGATGAGGCTCTTCCAAGGGAAGCCGTCTTTACGGCGGGGCTTCTTATTGCGCTTTGGCAACTCTTCCATGATCCAGTCCGGCCATCTCGGTCAGGGGCTCCAAGGCCATGCTAGCGCCATGGAGGCCACTTGGCACAGCTACGCGGCACAGCATATGGCTCTTGCAACTAGCCCAGGTGCCGGCGCGGCGCTGCTCACGCGCCCCCGGGTTGAGCTGCCTGCGGCCCCGGATCCGACACCCCCAGATTGCCAGCGCAGCCCGACCGTCAGCGGCGATAACGCCGCGCGTGCTCTCGCTCGCAGCTCCCAGGATGGAGGCAGCCCGTCCGAATCAGACAGTGTCGGCGCGCGTCCGGGTCCGCGCTGTAAGCGATGTAGTCGAGAGATTGGGCGAGCATCGCCAGAAACTGATCCTCCGGGTACACCTCGGCCCATTCAGGGAGCCTTTCTTCGAGGCGTCGGAGCATCTCATCGATTTCTGCACGGGTGCTCATGCGGCGTTGGCATAGGGCCCCACCGCCTGGTGAAGCAAATCCATTCCGGTCGCGTTGCTGCTGCCCGGAAGACTACGCTGGGCAAAACCCGTCCAGTCCGCTCGCACCAGCACTTTTAGCAGGTCCGGGTCTACGGGAAGCCAACGCATTGGCCAAAAGGGCAAGCGCCGCTGGCCGACAGTTCCTCTCTGCAGTTCCACGACCTCAGAATGGCTCGATGCACCTAGGACCCTAGCGTACGCCACTCGCACCCCGTCGTCCGGCCCCTCCAGGTACTGGAGGAACCTCACGCCATCGAAGAGTAAAACTCCCGTTACGCAGGCATCGAGATTGAAGCGCGCAGCGTCGTCGATGATCTGGTCAAGTTTGCTGCTGGCTAAGCCGAACTTGTCTCCCGCGAGTTGGCCACTCGCCTCACTCATGTACACAAAGGCCCTGATGGGCATGTCGCACCTCCTTGGTCTTCCCTGACCCTAGCAAGGGCTCCGTACGCTCGTGTGATGCAACCGTACAAACCGATAAACAGTTCACTTACACGTGAAAACAGATGGAGACTACCGTCACATGTTGCACGCAGCGACCGGCGCAGCATGCGTCAAAATTCTCGGTACTTAGCAATGCCCGATACAGGCCTTTTCTACGTTCTAGACCTCGATGCAGTACGCGACCGCGATGGCAAGCTCGACCACGTGACTGCGATCAGCGTCCGCTGCAACCACTGCAAGCACATCACCAATTCAAAGGTGCCTCAGCTGGAAACCATGCCCGGCGGCACGCTGCTGGCGTGCGCAGGGTGCGGCGAGCGCCAAGCCGTGAGCAACGCACGGCTCGTGGAGTGCGACCACATCCTCGGTGCTGGGAGTCGATCTCCACAAGCAGCCTGATCTGTCAGGCCGCCAGACGGTGCTCGTAGAACGGGTGCCGCTTGTCGTCGAAGATCCGGTAGAGGGCGCCTAGGTTGCCCGGATCTGGGTTGAGCCAGGCTTCCACGTGCTCTGGCTTGATGTTGATGATCGTCCGGTCGTGGCCGGCGGCAGCCACCTCTGGTTCCGGGTCGTCGGTGATGGCGGCGAACGACAGCAGATCGGGCTCCTTGCCGGCCGGATCCTTCCAGTGCGACCACAGGCAGGCGACCAGCATCGGCTCACCGGTGCGCGGCGTGAACTGCACCACCTGATTCTTCCCATCCGGCCCCTCGACGTTCTCGTAGAACGTGTCCACCACCAGCAGCCCGTGCGTATGGCCGAAGGCCGGTGCCCAGAACTTCTCCAGACTGTCGCGGCGGGCGTTGTAGGTGCCGGGGAAGCGCTGGTCGTAGTTGGCCGGCTTTCCAGCCAGGCGGCACTGGTAGCGCATGGGCCGGATCACCAGCTTGCCGCCCTCGGAGACGATCACCGGGGCATACACGCCGGGGAAGATGCGGCTATCTCGGTCCTTCGGCTCGGTGCGCTTCAGATCGGCCAGCTTGGCCAGGGCGCGATCGATCTTATTGCCGGCGATCCGCACATCTTCCCGCGCCTTCTTGGTTTCCTTCACCTGCAGCGCGCGCTCGGCATCGACCAGGCGCTTGCGGTTGGCAAACAGCTCCTGCTCCAGTACCGCGGCCTCGGCTCGGTTCCACTGTTCCACCTCAGCCCACACCGCCAGCTCCGCCGGGCTCGTCCCGGCCCGGAAGGCATCGTCCATCGCCTTCGGGGTCTTGGGCCGCTTCTTGCCCGGGTCGTGGGCGTAGAGCGCTGCGAACTCCTGCAGCGACAGCGTGGCGCCGGTCATTCGGACCAGCTTCTGATAGGCGGCGGTGATCTGAGCGGAATAGCACATGCGTGAAGTCTGGCCGCAGCACCCCTTATGGCAACGTGATTGCCTACATCCATTCCGGGTAGCCGGCCATGTCCGCAACCAACACAGGGACGGCATAGTTCTGCCTATACAGGCCGGCTGGATCGACCTTGTAGTTGTCCCCGATATCGATGTTCACCTGGCTCAAGCGAAGCTGGCCGCCATTGAAATAGCCACCGATGAACGTAGGAGCCGCAATTGTCGCGCCGATGTAGAGCTGGCTGCGCGGCACAGTGGCCCCGATTGCAGGTAAGCCTCCATAGGTTCCACCGTCGAACCATGCGTTCGGATCGTTCATTGACATGGGCGGCTGGTCGCCAGGCACCATTGGCGCCCCCAAGATGCGAAGGGGCCTCATGCCGCAGTGAAAGGCAATGCGCCCGTCTAACTGATACACCTCCAGCCCTGCGTTCGGCCGCGGTGGATCCCACAAGTCGAAAACCCACCAGTTGATCTGCGCTACCGGCAAATTCCACCACACGCCAATGTAGGCGTACCAGTTTCCGTTCGCCTCTTGGGCAAGGTAGCCAGCACAGCGGCTACTGTCATTCCCAGCCCGGAGGAACAGCATTGGCGCAGTGAGCCGCCCAAGGTCAATGACCACGAATTTCGTTGTCTGATAGTCCGCGCCAGGGTTGAGTACGGTGAAGTTGGCGTCGGAAACCACGCCTGCGCGCCGTAGGCAGAGGTGCGCCTGTTCGTCGGTGATCTGGATTGCGCCGGCGTCGTTATAGATCTGAATACCCGCCGGCATCAGCGCACCCCCCAGCACACCCAGCCGCCACCCAGGATCGCGTAGCGGTGCACGTTCTGACCATCCCCACCGTCGTAGTTGCGGGTCCAACGGTCGTACATCGGCCAGTCCCAGCAGATATCGTTGCCCTCCAGCCAAATACGCGGAGCCAGTGGTATCCAAGGCTCAAACCGCGATGTGCGGACGTTGAGGATCGGTTGGTTGTAGAAGTACCACCGCGTGCCAGGCAGATCTGGCCACGGCACGGTGAAGCGTCCAGAAGCGGGCGCTTGCCCAGGGTGGTACTGCGGAAGTTGACGGATGTTGTGCACCTGTCCGAATGCAGTGGACAGGTCGCAGATCATCACCCCGTTCTCATCCCATGCCTGAAAGCCTGCGGGCATTGCTTGTTCCTCATGCAAGAAAAAAGGCGACCCGAAAGCCGCCCGTCCGTTTCACCAAGGCCAAGACCCCCATTTAGACCGCAAACGCCCAGCCTCGTCGTAAGCGCGCCAGTGTCCATCGCTGTACTCCGTGCGCCGGCCACCAGCACGCGCAGACACACGGAACACATCTGCGTAAACGTCGAACGACGACGACTGCCCAGTAGCTGCCAGCCCTATACCCGCCACCTTGCCGTCTGCGGTCACGTCGATACCCCAGCGAGCCGATGCCTCCAGCCCGCCCGGCCGATACGCCGGAACTTCCGTCGCATCCACAGGCACTTCGCAGAAAATCGGGTCAAACACCCAGAAATACTGGGACGGGACCGCGTCGGCGATGCGCTCAATCATCATGACTGCCCTAGCGGTTACTGCGCCGGCCGGTGCCTCCGCTATGACGTACCCTCGCGGATACTGGTCCACACGCAGGGGCGTGTGCTGGCCGTTCGCGCCAATCGGGTTAACCCACGGAGCCGACGCCGCTGTGTTCCCGATCACGCCCCCCGCTGCGTTGTACCACTCGATGTAAAAGGCCGCCCGACAACGGTGCAGGTTGGCCCGGGCCGCTAACGCGTACCGCTTTCCAGGGATGACGGGCAGCGGCCCACAACTGGACCACGAGCGGTCGCCCACCGCCCCCGTCGCAGGCTTCATACCGCAGTATGCCGACTGGTAGCCGAACGGTACGTAGTTGGTCCCCGCATGGTTTGCAATGGAGAATCCCGCGGGAATTGACCACCCCGCCGCGCTCCAGCCCGGGAACGTGCTATTGGGAATCAGGTTCGCACCTACGCCCAGATTCCCTACGCGCACCTGCATGGATTCCACGACGGATGCGTCAGCTTTGCCGCCCAACGAGACCTGGATGCCCGTGATCTGCTGTGCTTGCGCCGCCTGCGTTTGCCCCTGCTGCGTTACCTCGGTCTTCAACTGATTGAAGCCGCTGGCCGACACATCACCCACCTGCGTTTTCAGGCTCACCAGGTCCTGCGCGGTTGCGTCCAGCTTGCTGCCCTGCTGGTTGACAGTGGCGGTCAGACCCTGCAACGCGGTGGCAGTTGCCAACTGCCCCGCCTCGACCCCCATACCGCTTGGGGCCCACTCCGTCGCCGTCTTTCCCTTTTGGAACTGCACGTTGTCCAGTTCCATGAAGTGTTCAGCGGTTGCGCCGGATACCGCAGTGGAGAACAGCCGCCCCACGAACACCCGCGCGGTCTCCACGTTCGCCTGGTTAGTTCGGACAGGAAAAACCGCCCGCTGCCACTGACCGGTTGTGGTGAAATCGGGTGTGGTGGTGGTTACCACTACTCCGCCCGCCGCGTTACGCAACTGCACGTACATGCGCAGAATCGCACCCGGAGTTCCCCGGACGTACGTCGACAGGGTGTAGTCGTTTGAAGGCTCTACCTGCAGGAATCCCGCGTTGCTTGGGGTAGCCAGCCCGATGTACTGGCCCACCTGCGCGGACCTTCCAACACGGCGGAAAGCTCGACCTCCACCTGACAGTGGCGAGGGCACGTAGCTGTTCGCAGTGGCCGCCATGGTGCCTTCGGTAACGTACCCCATAGGTGCCCCAATGGGGCTGTCCGAAACCTCGTAGCTGCTGTTAGGAAGCAGATTGTCACCGCCGATACTGCCGATCCCAGCTTGGAGTTCGGTCACCGCGTCTGCCTGGGCTGTGATCTTGCCCTCTGCAGTGGTTAAGCGCGTGGTCAGTCCCTGCACCGCCGATGCGTTTGCGTCAACGCCCTGCTGGGCGGTGTAAGCCTCAGTAACGTCAATGACGAAAGCGTCGTCGTAGATCACGTTGCCACTGGCCACGCCACCACGGATTGTGGCTCGGACGATGAAACTCCAAACGTCGTCACCCACCAGCACGTAGCCAGACAACTTGGTCCACTCCGCGCCTAAGTTCTGTGCAGGCATTACCTGGACATTTGGATATCCCACGGTTCCATTGTTGCGGCGGATGGTGGCCTGCAGTCCGACGGTTCCATCACCGGATCCGATGGTCAGCGGGTTCACGGGGTCGTTACGGACCCAGACTTCCGCGTAGAACACCCGGCTGCCGTTCGTACGGAACTCGATCAGAGACACATCGCGGATCGCGCCCGTGGCGGTCAAGCTCAGAGCCTTGGTCCCGGAGCGTGCGAATGCGTCCGTGATGCGGCCTGCACCGTAGGGGTCACCCGCCCTGCGGGTCTCAAAGCTTCCGTCCTGAATCAGGTTGGCCCCGCTGAGGATCGACGTAGACAGGTCACTCTGCAGCTTGGTGACGCTGGTCGAGGTTGACTCGATCTTGCCCTCAGCCGTCGTCACCCGGGTGGTCAGGTTCTGCAAGGCCGATGCATTGGCGTCGGTCTTTCCAGAAACGTTGGTCAGGTCGCTGCGAAGCGCCGTCAGCTGACCGGCCTGAGATGTGACCGTGTCCCCCAACCGCGTCACGTTGGTGCTGAGGTCCGAAATCGCCTGGGCATTCGCCAGCAGCTCGGTCACTTCCTCCAGCACAACATCGTCAACCCACAACGTACCTGCGGTGTGATCGCTGTTGACGTACACGCGCATAGCGCTGATCGTGGTTGCAGCGACTACGTATTCCAGACGCGTCCAATCGGTCTTGTTAGCTGCGAATGCCAGCCCTGCGATCAGACCGTCATCCTGATTGGCGAGACGAATCTTGCCGTTGCCGCTGGTGCCGTTGTATGCCGCATCGGTTTTGTAGTACGCGCTGATGCGGTACTTCTTTCCCATGACCACAGGAATGTTGCGATCCGTGGCACCGTTCGCGGTCATGCTGCGGCTACCGCTGGGCGCAGTCACCTTCAGGCACTTCCCGTTGCGACCTTCCGCAACGACGCTCACGCCCGCCATGTTGCTGTACGACCAACCAACGTTGTCGCCCTGATCCCAGCCGCCGTTCAGAACCATGTTGCTGCCCTGCGCGATCATGGCAGGCAGCGTGGCGTTGATCGTGGTGATCGACTGAGCCAGCGCGCTCGTGGTGGTGGCGGTCGCCTCCTGCAGCGCCGTAACCGATGCAGCAGTTGCCAGCGAACCGGCACCGGCCGGCATGCGGGCCTCCATCGTGCTGATGCGCTGCACCTGCGCCGAGTCCGCGGCCACACGGGCCTTCAGCTCCTCGTAGGCCAGCCCTGCAGTCAGCTGCAGCGGATCCGTTCCGGTGTAGTTGCCTCGCATCTGAACGGCCAGTGCGGTGCGCTGGTTGGCCTCGGCGGCATCTGCGGTGATACGCGCCTGGGTTTCTTCCTGCACCAACGCCACCGACGCGCCAGGCTGCGGGCGCCCGACTGCGATGTAGTCGATCAGGTAGTAGTTGGCGACGGTCTGCGCCGACCCCAGCTGCAGGCGAATCGCATCAACCGTGGCCGGCCACCAAGCAATGTCCTGCACGTCGACCGTGGCCACGCCATTCACGTCCCACGCTGGTTCCGGGATGGCCACACGCTTCTGCGTGTTCCATGCCTGGTCCGTGGTGGTGATCCACTGGAGGAATCCGTTCCACGTCGGCGAGCCCACGCGCTTCACTCGCAGCTTCACGAAGCGGTATGCGCTGCCGTCTACGGCCAAGGCCACCGGCGACTGCACCCACGGTGCGGTGGCATGGTTGGCGGGCCGCAGCCAGCCGTCCACGAGCGTCGGCGCGCCGTTGCCCGTCCAACCTTCAATGGTCTGATTGAACGGCCAGAGCTTGATGCTGTCGAACTGCGTCCCGCTGCCAGCCGCGACTTCCGACACCGCGCGCGCCAGCGATTCGTCCGCGCTCTGCCGCAGCTGTTCCTCGCGGCTGATCGCCGCCTCGCGCGCCATCTTCTCGTTCAGCAGCGCATCGATCCGCGCCTGGGCCTCTGCACTGATCGCCTGCATGGCCTCGGTCACGCCCTGCTGCCGCAGCAGCGCTTCGGCGACCAAGTCCTGTGCGGCCTGCGCCAGCCCGGCGGCGCGCGCCGCGGCCTCGTCTGCAATCGCTTGGATACGGGCACTGATCTCCGCCGCCAGCTTGGCCTGCTGCTCAGCCAGGTCCTTGGAGGTGGTGGGCGGAACAACGCCCACCACGGTTCCGGTGCCTGTCTTGCCGCGCACGGTCGGGGTGATCTGGAACCACCAGGTCTTGCCGCTGCCGTCGCTGTAGACGTACCGCGTCTCGGTGGTGCGGTGGATCTCCGTCCAGGGGCCATCCTGGCTCTCGCTACGCGAGATGACGTAGATCACGCCCTCCAGATCCACCGCGTCCCATTCGAGGACCACGCCATCGGCCACCGGCGTGGGGCTGACGCCGTTCGCCGGCGGCACGTCCGGTGCCTTGAAGGGCACCGGGAACCACGTGGAATAGCGCGGTGCCACCGGAGACGCGGACGGCAGCGCGCCCACGCCGATTTCCACCAGCGTGAGTTTCCTAGCTTGCATTGCTGATTACCTCGCGTTGAGTGCTTCGCGCAGCGCTGAACTGCTGGCGTTGCGTACGCCCTGGGTAGTGGTAGACACGAGCTGGCGGAGCAGCTGGTTCTGCTCGGCGAGCAGAGCGTTGCTCTGCTGTACGGCGGCGGTGGTTTGCGTCTGAGCGTCGTTGTTCACGACCAGGTCGAACACAGCACGGCTGAAGTTGTCCGGCAGCGCCTCGATGGCGTCGGCCAGCGCCCCCATGCTGGTGCCGTCCTGCTGGTTCAGGTCCCCGACCTTCATGCCATCAATCATGCTGGTCACGCGGCCGTACAGGCTGTTGTAGTCCTGCCCGCTGGCGTAGAGGTTCCGACCAAAGCCCAGCGCGGCCTGAGCGGCCGCCTGCGCGGCACTGGTGTCGCCGCCGGACACCGCCCGCTCCAACTCCTTCATCGCCTCGCCCAGCTTTTCCTGGTCCGTCAGCGGCGATTTATCACTGATCGACAGGCCGTACTGCATGGCCTTCTTGTCCTTGTCGATCTGCGCCTGCAGCTTGCCCATATTGGTGGCACGAAGCGCCTCGATCTTGGCCAGGTCCTCCGCCCGAGCGCCAGACAGGCCGAGCGCCTTGGCGTAGTCGTTGGCAGACTTCACCTGCTGGCGATACGTGCGCTCGATCGACAGCGCCTGCGACTGGTACTGCGTCAGGTTGGCCGTCATCAGCTGGGTGCTCACGTCGGCCATGAGGCTGGCGTAGTTGCCGAGCAGCCCGGTCACCTTCTGCACCTGAGTGGCCAGGTCCGTGCCGGCGACGCCGGCCAGGTCCTGGAAGTAGTCGACCGCCTTGTTGACCTTCTCGACCTCCAGCCCGTTGAGTGCCCGACCCAGCTCGTCGGCGTTGCCCACCGCCAGCTCGATGGATGCTCCCAGCGTCGCGAACACGTCCGCCGACTCGAAGTAGCCGTCCAATTGCCCACCGAACCCTGCCGCCTTGACCGCCTCGGTATAGAGTCGGTCCTGCATGCCGGCGAGGTAGGACTCCAGCTGTTGCTGGGCCTCGGCCGAATCCGCCGACAACGACAGTTTGCCCAGGCTCACCTTGACCCCGGCCAGCTGCTGGGACATGTCCACGCCCAATTGCTTGGCCAGGCCCGTGGCAGCGCCGCGAATCTGCCGGGCCGCCATGTCGAACGTGCGATCGATGCCCGGATCCAGCGCCCCATACTGGGTCCACTTCTTGTCGGAGCGGAACCAGCCTCCCTTCTGCTTCACGTCGGCGTAGCTCTGGCCGTCCAGTCCACCGAAACCGTAATCACCCGTGATGCCTTGACCGGTGATCTTGGGCGCACTGCGCCCGAACGCCTTGCCCAGCAGCGAGCTGCCCGAGAAGATCGCCGCCGTCTTTCGGTTCATGCCCAGCGCGCGCCCGATCACGTCCAGCGACATGCTGTCGAGCATGACCGGCGTCAGCAGGCCACCGGAGGCAAAGTGGCCGCGTTTCAGTAGATCGAACTTGTCCTGGTTCTCCAGCCCGAAGCCTTCCTTGTAGGCGCTGCCTGCCATCTGCATACCCATCGCGATCAGGGCCGCATAGGGAGCAAACGCCGCCACGGCGCCGAGCGCGCCCGTAGCTGCTCCCGCAGCGCCGGCCCCACCAGCTGCAGCGGTGCCGCCCCCGGTCAACGCTGCGACGTTGTTTCCGAAGCCCATCAAGGTGTTCGGGCCAAAGCCACCTGCCGCGGCTGCGGCGCCGGGAGTGAAACCGATAGCGCTCTGGCCCTTCGATAGCAGACTGGCGATGTTGCCGGCGTTCTGGCCGCCTGCGGCAGTGCCGTTGCCGCCGAAGATCCCCAGGATGCTGTCGAGGCTCAACCCATTGCCGCTGCCGATCCCACCGATGCTGTCCATGATGCGGGTCTGAATCGGGATCACCAGCTTCTGCTCCAGCAGCTGGCGCGCAATGTCACGCAGCCCCTGCCTGGCCACGTCTTTCATGTCGTCCCACATACCCGACCAATCGCGCAGGCCGCCCGCGATGAAGTTGGCCATAGCGTCGGCGGTGTCGCTGACCAGGTAAGTGCCCACGTCCGCCCACTGCTGCAGGCTGGCCGCGTACTTGTCCGCATCGATGCTGGCATGAGCCGCAGCGCGCGCTTGCGCCATGAGCGAGGCGCTGAGGCCGGCGGTGATGCCTGCGCCGGCCTCGTTCGCCTCGTTGATAGCCTCCTGCATGTCCCGCTGGTTCTGCATCTCACGGCGTGCGCGCTCCCGCGCTGGCCCGATGAGGCGCATCATGTCCAGTTCGCCACTCATGGTGTCCAGCAGCGCCTGCGGCGCCCGCTTGCGCTTGTCCAGCTCGGCGGTGGTCGCCGCAAGCTGAGCCGCTGATTCCTTCTCCAGCGTGTTGAAGGCAGCACGCGTGATGTTGCCGGCGGCCAGTTCCTTGTTCAGGTCAGCCAGGCGCTGCTTGTGCTTCTGCTCGGCCTCGGCCAGCGGGCCGGCCATCGTGGCGGCGGCCATGTCCGCCTCGACGGCGTACCGCCGCAGCGATTCTGCCTGGCGATCGACGGTGGAGCCGTTCGTCTTGCTATCGCGGCCCAGCTTTGGCGCCTCGTAGGGCTTAGGCTGGCCCGGGATGCCGGCAGTGGTGTCCACGGTGGCGGTCACGCCCCGGAAGGGAAACGCGGCGATTAGCGCATCCACCTCTGCAAGCTCGCCCTGAACCTTCTTCTTAGCGTCATCGCTGAAGATGCCCTTCCAGTTCTTCAGGCTGTCACCCAGCGCGCCGCGCCGCGCCTGAAGGCTCTCCAGCGAATCGGTGCTGCTGACGGGCATGAAGCCCTTCGATTTGAGCCACCCGGTGTAGCTGACCACCAACTGCCCGAAGCCTGCGGCGGCATCCAGAGCGGCCTGGCCGAACGCGATAACGCCATTGGTGGCCGTGTGCATGGCCTCCTGCGCCTTGGGATCGTGCAGCAGCTTGTTCAGTTCGGTCAGGGTCGGGATCACGCCCTCGGCTACCTGAACCTTGACGCCCATGAAAGCGAGGTCCGCCTCTTGGGTGACCCGGCGAAGGTCATTCATCGCCTTGGTCGTGTCGTTTCCGATGATCGCGCCAGCTGCCTCGGCGGCTTGGCCCCACTGCTTGAACCCAGCGCTGTTGTTGCGCAGCAGCGGGATCAGCATCGCCGAATCGCTGGCGATGGCCTCCATGTAGAACGTCAGCTCGGTCTGTGACAGGTTGGCCCGTTCTAGGCTCTTGAAGTACAGCCCGAGCGCGTCGGGGCCGGATAGCTTGCGCATCTGCTCGGCAGACACACCCGCACCCTTGGCGATGTTGTTGAAGAAGTTGGCCATGGCGCCACCACCCGTCTGGATGTAGTCGCCGATCTTGTCCTGCACATCCTTGAGGATATCGGCCAGCTTCTCGTGGCTGATCCCCACGGTATTGGCGCCTGCGGCCATCCTCTGGAACTGCTGCGAGGTGGTGCCCGACAGCTGACCGAACCTCTCGTATTGCATCGCGAGGTCGCCAACCTGGCGCGTCCACATGACCACAGCTGTGCCGGCGGCAGCAGCCGCGGTGCCCAGCGCGGTTCCCACTGCAGTGCCTACTTCGGACAAGGTGCGCTGGATCGCGGCAGAGCGCTGTGCCGCAACGTGTTCTGCCTTGGTCATCCCCTTTTCAAAAGAGCCGGTCTTGGCGAGTAGATCAACAGTGAGAGTGTAGAGGCTCATAGATTTCCCAATAAAAAGCCCCGCAATGCGGGGCTCTTTGAAGTCAGATTGAGGTCAATTCAGGTCAAGGGATCGAGTACTGGTCTCCCTCCAAGAGGCCGTAGACGACACCAGTTCGCTGGTTGATGAACCTAATGCGGACGATCCACTTTTCAGAGGAACCAGCGCCGTAGTTGGATAGGCATCGAGCGTTGAACTGTTGGGTGCTGAAACTCATAGCAGCCCAGCGCTCATCGACCAAAACATCTGCACCACTCGAATCAACCCGCCCGGGTCGGGCTTCGCCGGACGATTCAAGCGACTCGACGGCACGAACGCAGACCGCAGATACTGCTGCTGCCTCGGGCACAGCCTTTGACGCTTGTTCACGACTCTCCGTTGGCGAACTACCGCTGATGACAAGCCACATAGCTGCAGCTCCAAGAACAACAACCCCTATTACAGCAAGCGCGACTCTCTGCCCGGCATCCATGGCCATACCCTCCTCAAGTGGATGCGCTACAGCATAGTGCCAACTGCCGCTGCAACCATCAGGCCGGAACTTCTTCAAACTCCATGTACCCCGAGAAGTACTGTCGACTGATGTTCTCCGCCGATGGCAGCTGTGTCGGGTAGCCGTAGAGCGCCGACCGCGCCGCCAGCAGCGGGTCGAACGCCTTCGTCACCATATCCCGGTACTGGGGCACGACACAGGAGCGCCGTCGACCCGCCAGTGCGGCCCCGATCGTCTCCCAGTCCATCCCGCCGAGGCCGTTCCCGCGCACAACCGGCGTGGACCGGCCGGACAGCGTGCAGGTCAGCCTGCGGTACAGCGGCCCGGGCACGGTATTGACCTGGCCGCCCTTGGTCCGGGCATGGACACTGGCGTCAATCGTTGCTACGGCCCAGCCGTCCTTGATACCAACGTCCACCGCCCGGAAGATCGCAATCTCGCCCACGTCCACGTTGGTGGCGGTGGTGGCGATCTCCACGGACACCACCGAGACCAAGGCGCTGGCCTGCGGGAACAGCCAGGCGCAGACGCTACCGTCAGGCAGACGCACGGTCGTGCCGGTCGCTCCGGCGGCGCTGACCCGCACGCCGGGTGGAATATTCAGGCCGAGAATCGCAATGATGCCCGGGACGACAGCGTCGGCCAGGGTGATGGTGATCGCCAGCGAGCCGGTGCGCCGGATCCGTGACGCGCGGCCCGGCTTCCCGTCGAAGAGCGCCGAGCCCTGGTCCGCACTGAGCCACGTGCCACCGGTGAGGGTCACTGTCGTGACTGCCGGCATGCCATATCCGATCAGCACGGGGCCCCTACCTTCTTCGCCGCGCGAACCTCGGTCTCGTTGCGCTTGAGCGACCGAACCTGTCGCCCCAAGCAGTCGATCAGGCGACGTCTCACAGGCCCCTGATCCAAACCGGCAATAGACTCCAGCGTGTGCAGCGCGCCCGAGACAAGGTGCCGGTTGAGATCGTCGGCCTGGCCGCCTCGCACACAGATTTCAACACGGACGATGCCGCTATCAGGATCGAATTGAATGGACACGTTTAATCTCCAAGAGGCCCAGCGCTTGCTGGCCGAGCTGCAGCGAGTGCATGCAGAGTTTGAGGAACTGGCTGACGCAGGTGATCGCCACCGCACATTGAGTGCGGACGAACTGGAGCAGTGCCGGCAGCGCCTGATTTCGTTGAAAGCCCACCTCAAGCAACGCGCAGCCATAGGCACGATCGACGGCTCCAATCGCCGGCTCACCCGGCTAGAAGACGCGTTCTACGAACCAGCGGTACGAAAGGCATCAGCCAATTTCTCGCTACGGACGAACGCACCACCGTCCCAGTGGGCGAGCGGGCTATACAACCCATCGGTCGACATTGCCTATCTGGCAAGCCAGCTGGAGGACATGATCAGGGAGGGGGTTTAGCCCCACACCGTCAGCACCACGTCCCCCGTGGCAGGGTTGCGCTCTACACGGCGCACCAGCACCGGCTTGCCGTCCTCGAGGCCGTATCGACCGTAGGTAAGCCGACCGATCTGCCCGGGCAGCGGCGCCAGATCCTGATCACCACGGACCGCGAGCTGGTAGAAGTGGCGCTGCACCTGGTACATGCCCAGGACGCGATCGATCTCCTGCTGCGCGTCGGCCGCGTGCCAGAACAGCGAGATGACTGGGTCAGCCGCCTCTGCCCGCTGGTAGTGGGCGTGCAGCGGACCAGCACCATACACCTGCCCCCGGTAAAGGCCGGTCAGTTCGTCGCGTCGGGACTGCGGCACGTCGACAACGTCGGTGACCAGGTCTGACGCGCCCAGCGCCTGGCCGTTGGGTCGGTAGGCCATGCGTCGAGTCAGGTTCGGAGCATCATCGGGCACCATGACCAGATCAGCCGCCAGATCATCCTCAGACAGGTCGAAGGCGAGCGCGCCGGTATGGGCCTCGGGCGCGGTCACGCGGACGAAGCGCAGCACTCCGGCGGGGTCCTGATAGCAGCCAGCGCCGTAGCTGGGTAGGAGGGCATTCAGCGCGGCGCGGCCGGTAATGGCGGTGCCCGCGTAGTAGCCGATACCCATGTAGCCGGTGGCTTGGTCGATCACCGCGCAGTCGCTGGCCGACCACGCCGCTCGGCCCAACCGGGCCATCACATCACCCACCGCCTGCTCCAACCGCGCCGGCATCATGCCCGCGCCGATGCTGGAGGCATCAACCACCACCGGCGTCACCGGTGGCGACTTCAGCAGCAGCTGTTGCCCGTCCGGGGCCTCGTTGTAGGTGTTGATCTCCATTAGGTCGCCGCGGTCCATCACCGCATTGACGTAGACCCGGCCGTCAGCGACGAACATCGATGTTGCGTCCGAGTTGGCGCCCATGGCTGGAATGCTGGCCACCGCCCCGATCACCACCGGTTGAGGCTTCCATGCCAGTGACGCGACATTCGGCAGGAACACCCCCCGGTTGATAGTCTCGTCCAAGTAGTCGTGCGCATCGCGCAGGTGCAGCGTCTTCGTGCCGTCGTCGTTGATCTCGATCTGCTCGATCGCGCAACGGAAGGCCGGGACCGCGTCGGCCCGCATCCCGTTTTCGGGCGCAAGCAGGATCTGCACCGAGCTGCCGGAGACGCCAGTGCCCGCCATTCCGTCCAGCACGCCATCCGCATCGACCACGACGCACTCGGCGGCCGCTGCCTGCGACACCGGATCACCGCCCCACGGCCAGAACGCCAACTCCTGGATCAGGTTGACGCCTTCGGCCACGAGACCCTCGTAGCGAGCGTTCGCCGGGCTGTCGCCGGGGGCTGACAGCCAGTCCACGTCCGCCAGCCGGGTCGGGTTGACGGATGCAGAGGGCAACCGCCAGCCTGCAGCTGCTGCCTCGCTTCGCGGCCCCCACTGGCCGGCGTTGACAGCCAGGCAGAGCCCGCCAGCCTTCGAAGCTCCCAGCGAAGCGGCGAAGAACAGTGGCCCGGACAGCTGCAGCTCGCGCACCAGGATCTGCGCGCCGTTGAGGTAGAGCCGCAGCTGGCGAGGGGTCGAGAACACGACCTGCAGCCCGACAATGTCGCCGTGGGTCACCGCCGGCAGGCCAGTGGCGATCGCACCGCCAGCCTGCAGCAGGCGCCCGGCGGCGAGGTCCCAGCCGATGCTGGCGAGATCCGCACCCAGCGCCTTGTTGAACGCTGCCGGGCCCGTGGCGAAGCCTACGAGTGCTGCAACTGCGTCATCGCCCCACACCGCAAACTCCACGCCCACCGTCCCGGCATCAAGGCCGAAGTCGGAGCGCGCGTGGCTGGCCAACGTGGTGGCGCCGGTGGTGGCCAGGGTAAGCCCGCCATCTCGCGCAGCGAGTAGCGGGCCAATGGGCGTGGCGGCGAACCGCCCAAAAGTGTCGGTCATGGTCATCCCAGTCCGTCGAACCAGTCCTGCGCCTCGTCCTCATCGGAGCGTGGCACGAGAGCGTCGAGGTAGTGCTGAAAGGAACGCTTGGTCCCGCCCTGGCTGTGCGAGGCGGTGATGTACGCGGCGAAGGCAGCGGGCTTGATGTGCAGGCTTACGGGGTCGATCGGGTTCCGCTTGTGGAACTCCCACCATTCCAGGAACTCGCGGCGCGACATGGTGGCCCGCAAGTCCGACACCGTCCGGTGCAGGTGACCGGCGAGGACTTTCCAGAACCAGTCCTCGCCACGCTGCCTTAGCCGTTTCCCGCGTCGGCCTGTGCCTGGGCGGCCTCGGCGCCAAAGCCGGAGTGCTTCATGGCCACGCGCTGCAGCTCAGCGGCCACGAGTGGCTTCAGCTGGGCGGCCTGACTTGCGTTCATCACAGGCTTGCCATCTTCGTCGCAAATGGTTGCCGCGATCAGCTTCGCGCGGTCGCCCTCATCCCACAGCTTGCGGAACTCCACGTCCGGCAGCTCGCGCACGTAGAACTGTGCCTTCGCGCCGTTGGGCAGGGTGATAGTGTCAGAGTGCACGTCCTTGGACGCGAACATGCCCAGGCTGGTGAACGACTGCAGGAGGCTGACGGGCTGCTGCGGCTGGGTTTCGGGGGTGTCGTTGGTCTTGCTCATTGGCCGTTTCCTTGAATGGCGACAGGGCGCGCGGGCCGCGCACGGCTAACACGCGGAGGATCCGCGCGCCCTGCCAAAGAGAAGGCCCGCCGAAGCGGGCCGAGAAAGAGCGCCGTTGCGATGGTCAGCCGCCCACCGAAGGCCGGTGGGTAGTGACTGCGCCGGAGCCGCGGATGGTGATCGTGGCCTTCCAGACGTCGTTGTCCTGGCTGGTCACCGCGAAGTTCTGCACGAAGCCGTCGAACTGCTTGGACAGCACGTCAGTGGGCGGGGTGATCTTCCCGGCGACTGCCGCCGGCTTCGCCGCTCCTTCGGTTTCCGACTTCGGCGCGGTCACCAGCCAGTTCACGACTGCGCCGGTCTCGTGGAGATCTTCCAGCTTCTCGTGATCTTCGCTGTCGTAGATGATCTCGATGCTGGTGCTGCCGGTCTGCTTGCGGCCGGCCACGAACTGATCCCAGTCGTCGTCGTAATCAGAGATATCGATCTCCGACGCCTGGCCATCGGGGAAGCCGACCGAGCGCAGACGGGTCACCTTGGTGACCTCGGCCGCACCGGTGGCGACGAACAGCTGGGAGTGCTTCGACTTGATTACCTGTCCCATAGGGGGTTCCTTGCGTTGTGCCCGTCGCCGGGCATGAAAAAGGCCCCTTGCGGGGCCGGTGGGTTGCCGTTGTGTGGATCAGCGCAGCTGCAGGAGCCGCACGTCGAATGAAATGCCTACCGAATCCGTGCCGTCGCTGTCGGGCGTCGGGTTGTACGACTCGATGCTGCCCACGCGCTCCACCACGTCCCGGATAGCGACGCCAACGCCGTTGGCTTGGCTGAGGACCTCGCCCCATACAGTCATGCGGACCCGCCAGCCGTCAGCCGGAGGCGGTTCGGACAGCATCGCAGTTGGCGAGCCGTTAACCACTTCCCACGTCGCGTAGGGGAGCGGCGTGTTCTGAGGCGCACTACCCAGGAACAGACGGACAGGGTCGCCGAGCACCTGCCGGACGGTCGCATCGTTTTCCAGCAGGGATTGGATCAAAGGAACCATCATCGCCAGCCATCCTTTTTCAGCTGCTTGTCGAGCGCCGCCCAGGTTTCATTGATGATCACCTGTGCCGCCTCCGGCCCTTTCGTCTCACCGGCGGGTGTGAGGAAGGGAGAGGCCCGCATGTTCTTGGTGCCGAACTCCACGAACCGCCAGTAATAGGCCCACCCAGACTCCTCGTAGACCTTCCCAACGCGACCACGGCGCCGGTTGCGCTTGGTGTTGGCGTACTTGCGGCGGCGCCCCGTCTTAACGCCTACGGTGAAGTACTCGCCGCCTTGGCCTACACCTGCGCGCTGTCGGCCCTTTGCGTTGGCCCGGCGCGTGACGATCTGCGAGACCATGAACCCCGATGCTTTCGGTGCGCGGCGCCTGGCGTCGTCCCGGATGACATTGCCGCCCTTGCGCATGCCGGCCTGGACCGCCCTCCCTTGGATGGCCTTCGGGGCCTCCCGTAGCGAGCGCAGCAGGCCATCCAGCCCCTGAATTGACAGTTGCTCAGACATTGATCAACCCCGCTACGGCAATGATCGCGATCTCGCTACGGTCGTTGCTGGGTGCGATGCTCTTGATATCGAAGGCGCGGCCACGGAACACGATCCGCCACTGAGGATCAACATCACGGGGACGAATATCGAACCGAACCTGCTCCCGGTAGCGCTCGGCACCAGCGGCGACCGCTTCCGTCGTTGCCGCAAGATTGTTGGTGGTCTTGGCCCACACGCTCACAACCTCGACCCACACCGGCTTACCTGGGCCGCCCAGTGGGTCGCGCCCATCTGTTTTGCGCTCGAAGCGGATACGGTGCTGCAGGTCGCCATCTAGAAGCGTCATGGCATCATCACCCTTCGATATGGACGCAGAAGGCTCTTGGCGCCGTTGGGAAGCTCTACCGCCTGAGCCCCCACAATCACGTCCGTGCGGTTCGCATAGAGGTGACCGAGCGTCAGCAGGATCGCAGAGAAGATGCTGGGATTCGCAACAACGCCGTGGATGCAGGCCTCCGCCTCTGCCGTCGCCTCGCGATGGGCAACAGCTGCCAGCCTTATCGCGGCAGTGCGCTCGTCCCCATCCTCAATGAACGTCGCGTCCGCCAGCGCCTGGCTTTTTGCAAGCGCAGCGGCCTTCATTGCGCCTGGATAGCTGCTCCTTGCCAAAGCCAGCGCGGCGGCGTCTTGGTAGATCCGCCGATTGAGGTATGCCTGTGCAGCATCCTGCGCGCCGGCAATAGCTTCCTGCAGCTGTTCCTCGGGGTAGTCCGCCTCAACCCGCACATGCGAGCGGGCTTGTGCGAGTGAGACGATGGGCATATCAGTCCTTCTTCCCTTTAGCCAGTGCGGCGGCCAGCTTCTCCGCGCCCCAGCGCTTGTCGAATGGGATGCCAGCGGCTTCCAGCTGCGCAATCAAGGCGGGCTTGTCGCCTGCAGCGACCTGGCCCTGATCATCATCGCCGGACAGCTTGTCGACGGTTTCGGCGATCAGCGCCTCGCGTGCGCTCTCCTCGAGCGCATTCCAGTCCTCCACCGACAGTCCCGAAGCTGCGTGTGCGCGGCCAACCACCTCGCCCAACGACAGGACACTGCCGTCGGAAAGCTCGAAGCTCTCCGGCTGAACACTGGATCCCACCAGGAACGGGGACGGTGTATCGACCATCAGGCTGAGCGCACCGACAGAGAGTGCGCCGGCCTCCAGCTCGGGCGGGCAGTCGTCACCCACAACGAACTGGACGGGATAGATCTCGCCTTCCGGCACTCCACGGAAGCGCTTGATGAACTTTGCCATTACGGCTCCTCGATCACAGGGTGGATGCCGGGCGGCGCGGGGCCGCCCGACGGGTGGGTGATCAGGCCGAAGCCGCGATCTTGAGGGCGCGCATCGGCTCCGGATTGTGCACACCGCCGCCCACACGCTTGGTGGTGTAGAACATCACGTAGGGCTTGTTGGTGTACGGGTCGCGCAGCACGCGCACGCCCTTGCGGTCGTACACCGTGTAGGTCTGCTTGAAGTCACCGAACAGCATCGCGATCGCATTTGCGGCCACGTCCGGAACCGCAGCCACGTCCTGCACCGCGAAGCCCGCCAAGGTCGACGGCTGACCAGCCACCAGCGACGGCTGCCACAGATAGTTGCCCTGCGCATCCTTCAGCTTGCGCACGACCCCCTGGGTCTTGCGGTTCATCGAGAACTTGGCGCCGGCAGTGAATGCCGACGGCAGGTCATAGACCAGGTCCAAGATGCTGTCGCCGTTGATGCCGGCCGCCAGTCCGCTATTCACAGCCTTGATGGCACCGAACGGATGCTTGGCTGCGTTCGCGCCCCCTTCCACGTAGGTCAGGATGCCGAAGGGCTTGTTGGAACCATCTCCGGACCAGAACGCGGTGCCTTCCTGCTTGGCGAACTCGGTTTCCACCTCGCCAGCCAGCCATGCCTCCAGGTCGATCTCGGCGTCATCCAGCAGTTGCTGGGGGGCGGCCGGGTTGGCATAGATCTCGCCCCAGCCGAAGCCGAGCGCCGCGAATTGTGCAGTACCGGTCTGCGGACGCGGAGAAGCTTCACCCACCCAGCCCGATGCGGTGCCACCCATGTTGAAAAGCTTGGTCAGGCCGGCACCCGAGCACGGCTGGACCGTTGCCAGCTGGCGCATGTCCGACAGAATGACCAAGCGGTCGGTGATGGTGCGATCCCATTCGACCGGGGCCAGATAGCCGCCCTCGTTGTCAGCGCCCTTGTTCAGAGCGGCCTGCACTTCACCTCTGCGGAAATGAGCACGGAACGACTCGGTGTACTCGGCATCGGCCATACCGCTGCCGGCGCTGCCGCCGCCCATCTGGAACGCGGCCATCTGGGTGTTGGCCTGGTCGACCGCGGCCTGCAACCGGGTAATATCGGCGTTGATGTTGTCGACCTTCAGGGCCTGCAGTGCATCGGCGCTGCCCTTCTTGATCTCTTCCAACTGCTTGGTGTGCTCGGCCTTGAACTCGGCAAACGCCTTGTTCAGCGACTCCACCAGCGCCTTCACGTCGGGCTGGCTGCCGCCATCGGCGCGCACGGAAACGAGGCCGCGCGGGACGCGGCCGTGGGTCATCTTGGTCATGTGTTGGCCTCTTAGGCTTTGATGTTGTCGAGAAGGCCCTGCAGCAGGGCCGAGGTTTCGTTGCCGCCAGCGCTCGGCGTAGCGGACCCGGCAGCGCTCGGCTTGCCGTTGAACAGCGATTTCAGGGTGTCGCGTCGCATGGAGCGGGAGTGGCCTGCCTTGGCCATCGCCGCCTCGACCAAGGCCAGAGCCTTGCGCCCACCCGATGCCTGCTTGGCATCCTTGGTGGCGGCAGCTCCGTCCAGCAGGCCATCGGCGAAGCCGTCCTCCACCGCCTGGGAGGCGCCGATCCAGGTCTCTTCGTCCATCATCCGGGCCGCCTCGGCCTCGGTGACGCCCGAGCGGGCCGCGTAGACCTTGGCCATGGCTGTGTCGAAGGGCTCCAGCAGCCTTGCCGCGTCGGCCATATCGTGCCGATTGCCGATGGCCACCGCCCAAGCGTTGTGGATCATCAGGAACGATCCGTCGCCCATCAGGATCTCGTCACCGGCCATCGCGATCACCGACGCCGCCGACGCGGCCAGGCCCATGACCTGGACGGTCACTCTGCCCTGGTGCTCGCGCAGCAGGTTGTAGATAGCGACACCTTCGAAGAAGTCGCCACCGGGCGAGTTGATGTTCACCACCACGTCTTTCTCGCCGATCGCGCGAAGGGCGGCGCTGATGCGCTTGGCGGTGACGCCGGTTCCCTCCCAGTTTTCGCCGATGGAGTCATAGATCGAGATGCTGTTCGCGTCGTTGCCGGCGGCGCGAACCTCGGGCTCCCAGCGTTCGAGCGCGTCGGGACGCATGTCGAACTGGGCGGCGCCGAGCCGTCGCTCGGCACGTATTTCAGGCAGCTGCCGGAGGCTCATTGCTCTTTCCCTTCTGTGTCATGGGGTTGATCAGGTCATTGGCCCCGGGCTGATCCGATTCCGGATAATCCAGCAGGTCGCGGACCTCGTTCTGCGTGTGGAACGGCGCCGTACCGCCGGAACCGAGCGCGGCCTTGAAGAAATCGGCCTGATCCTTGAGCGTGCCGCGCATCAGCGCGCGCACGTTGAACTTGGGCTGGTAGCGCTCCAGGTCCCGCTCGTCGATCAGCGATCGCGCGACCGCCTGCTCCCAGTTGGTGAAATGCTCCAGCATCGTGTACTGCAGGAAGAAGATGCCCAGCTGCTCGATGCCGGTGCCCCAGCTGGTGTCGCTCAGGAACAGGAGCGGTCGGGGCACGCCGTAGAGCCTGGCCACCTCCTCCACCTGTGCGCTGCGGTTCTCGACATGCTGGGCCTCTTGGGCGGTGCTGCCGAACTTGTTGGCCTTGGCGTTCTCCTCCAGCAGCATCCAGCGCTGCGCCGCGGCGGCGCCGGCATATTCGGTGTCGAGGGACGTGCGCATGCGCTCGTAGGCCACGTCGCTGAGCGCATTGGGCACCTCGATGGCACCACCGGCCATGTTGCCGGTCTCAAAGATCCGGCTCGCCGCCTGTTCTGCATCCAGTGCCAAGCGGATAGCCCGATCTGCCAGCTTCATCCTGGACAGGCTGGTCACGCCGTCCACGGACAAATCGCGGATGTGCAGCACATCCTCCTGCTTGAGGATGACCTCGCCACGCTTCTTACTGTTGAACCGATAGATCATCCGCCAGTCGTCGCCAAGCTCAGCCCGCACCGCGAGGGAATCCAGCGGAATCAGGTGGATTGGCCGACCGGCAGACCACACGATCCGCGCGTAGGCATCCCCGTGCCGCTGCCGGGCCAGCTCCATCTGCCGCTTGAACTCCAGCGGGGTCTGCCATGGATTCGGCTTTATCTTCAGCAAGCGATGCGCAGGATGCTCAATCGCTATCCGCTTCTTCCCACCCGACTCAACCAGGTTCAGCGGCAGCATGCCGATGGTTCCGCAGATCAGAGACAGGCAGCGGAGCACTGCCATGTTGCGCAGCTGGTAGCCACCGCCGCCGTGCCCACCTTGCGATCGGATGAACTCCAATAGTGCCGGGTCGTCCATTCCAGTGAACTGGCCAGCTTGGGCCCGCGCAGCTTGTAGCGGAGGCGAATCGAGGACCGGCGGAGGGTTCCAGTACCGGTCCAGGGACGCCAGATCTTCGGCATTGAAACGAGACATGAGGTTCCTTATAGGAATCGGATGCCGCGACTCTCGTAAACGGAGGTGCCGCGAGCAGTGGGGTTGAGTGCCATCAACGAAACCGCGTTGAACAGCGCCATCAGCGGATCGATCTTTGCCGTTCCGCTGACCTGCTTGGTGATCGTGATGGCGTTTCCGGCTGGAACCACCTTCGCATTGCCTACCGACCACGCCATCAGCGGTTGCCCGGCATGGACCAGGTCGCCACCGGCCAATGCGCGTTCTGTCGTCTTGATAGCGCCATTGAGCTTCCAGCCCTGGGAGACGGCCACGATCTGCTTGAGATCTATGCCTCGATCCTCGGTGGTCAGCTCATCAACAACCGCCCCGATCCCCGCCGGATCCACCCCGATGCCGTTCTCTTCAGGCATCAGTCCCGCCTGCTTGACCCGGCAGATGGCATCGGCCACCTGATCCACGTCCTGCCCAGGCAGCTTGACGATGGTGAGGTCACCTGCCCGCTCGAACTCACGAAGCTTGGTGACGATATCCTTGCGCCGCTCCAGCACGATCTCGTGCGCCCAGGCGTGAACCCAGGCCAGCCACTTGCGTGTCTCCCGTTCACGCCCTACAGCTGCCAAGCCCAGCAGATCGTCCAGCCCGCCACCATCGATCCCGGTGGTGATCACCTCGCAACGCCGCAGCAAATCGTCCAGCGTCGCCACAAGCTCCGGACGGGCTTGCTGTTCCCAGAAGTCCGCGCCGGCCCAGCGATCCGAGCGCAAATTGAGCCCGACTTCGACATTCGCATGTTTGGCCAGAAAGCCCCGTAGCGAGTGCTCGCCTGCCTGTTCAGCCTTCTCGTACTCCCGTCTCAGGAACTCCGAGTCCACCGACACCCCGAAGTTGGGATTGACCAGCGGCATGTTCTCCAGCTTCAGGTGATCGCCAGCGGCAACCATCTCAGGTGGGTGCTCATAGAGCACCGGCAACGACTGAGGGTCCACGATCTTGCCATCACGCACGTCCCGCATGCGCTGCAGGTCCTGCTTGAACACGCCAGCCGGAGGCTCATCGGATTGGGTCGTCAGCTTGATGACAATCCCTTCCGGGCGCGACGCCAGGCCGCCGACCGCTTCGCGGAACATCGCCTCGGCATTGGGGCGCTTGCCGAACAGCCACTCCTCATCGATGAGAACCCAGCTGGCTTTCTTGCCACCGACTGTTTCGCTATCGGCCGCGACCACCTTCAAGGTGGCCCCCATCGTCCGATGGGTGATGGTGCGTACATGGTCCTGCACGTGGAACAGTTCGGACAGGTCGTCATCGACCTTGATCATGTCCCGGGCCGGCGCAAACGCGTTGTTGGCGATCTCCACGGTCGGCGCCAGGATGATCATCTCCGCTGACACACGCCAGTTCAGGATCAGGGCAGTCACCATGATCCCGGCCGCCAGCGTGGACTTGCTGTTCTTTTTCGGGATCAGCATCAGCACCTCACGAATCAGCCGTCGGCCGGTCTCCGCGTCGTAGGCGCCAAAGATGGCCGCCACAAAGTCGAACACCCATGGCTCGCAGGCTTCCCCAAAGGTCGGGCTACCTGGTGCATCCACGATCCGCAGCTGCTTGAAGACCTGCAGTGCCTCTTCCGCCTGACTCGGGTAGATCGGCGGCGGGATGATGCTCTTTCCCGCACGCAAGCGATCCACCCAGTCCAGGCAGGCCGTTGTGTAAGCGATTCCCATCTCAGTTCATCCGAGGGCGGGGCGGAGCGGAAGGGGCGAAGCGACCGGCCACGGCCTGGGCCTTCTGCTGCCGCTCCTCCTTCTTGCCGCCCTCGCCCTTCTTGGCGTGGGTGTAGGGCAACGCCGCCGAGGCCGCTTTCACCTGCAGTGCAGTCGCGACCACGCGCCCCAGCGCAATGTCCTGGAGAAGGGTCAGCATGTCCTTGTCCTCTTGCTCAACCGGCACTGACTTAGTGCGCTTGAGAGCGCCACCGCCGGGTTGGGCTTCCAGAGAGACCTTCACCGCCGAGACCTTGGTATTTGCTGATTTCTTCGCGGGAACCGGAACCGGTTGCTTGGGCTTTCGACCGGCGCCAGGCCTTGCGCCGCCTGCGTTCTTGCGCGGGCCGCCGCTCTTGCCTTTGACGCCTGCCATTTGCTGATTTCCTTTCCTGAGGGGAATTTTTTCCGTGCGTGGGAGGGTGCGCGTATCGAGCGGATAGGGGATCGAAACTTTTGATCCCCCCTCCCACTTATCCACAGGCCATCAACGCCTGACGTTCCCGAACCCGCCGTCCTCGCGCGCCGTCTTTGTGCTGTGGCACTGCACACAGAGGGTCTGCCAGTTGCTGCCGTCTGCAGGGTTGTAGCTACTGTCGCCGTCCACATGGTCAACATGAGCCTCCCCCTTGCCCGCCACCATCCGGCCGCAGCAGCGGCAGGTGTAGTGATCACGCAAGAGCACCGACTCCCGTATACGACGCCACTTGGCGCTATTGGTCGGCAACGCACGCGTAGCCTGTCGATCAGGAGCGAGGCGCGATACTTTGGGGTTGATGGCCGCCAGACGCGGCGGGACTGTGCGAAGCCGTGCCATCAGTACGGCCTTCCGTCCAGGTCAACACGCTCGGGTTCGGCACCTTCGTCCTGCACCGGTGCGCCGGCCTCCTCGCCCAGCAGCTGCGCGACAGCCTGCACCAGCAGTCCGACGTGCATCGCGAGTTCGGCAATATGCCGTCCCTGCTCCATGATGGCGGCGTGCTGCTGTTCGGCCAGAGCAAGCAGGCGATCAATTCGTCCGTCCATTGCATTACCTCTTAAGAGCTGCGCGCCTTATCGGCCAGGGATATCCCTACGATCTATTCAGACTTTTCCTATTGCCGGCAACGTTCTTGACTGACAGTTTCTTCATGCTCAGCGTCGCTGAGCATCCATTTGCCATTACCAATAGGAGTGATCATGAAGATCCACAGTGTCCTGTTTGGTTGTATCGCTGCCGCTACCGGGCTTGGCGCGACGATGGGCGTAGTTCCTCAGGTGCAAGCGGCGTCATACAGCACGAGCTGCTATCCGACCGGAGGCGGCTGGTACTCCTGCACGCAGAAGTTCTGCCATGAGGGTCAATGCGTGGTCACCGATAGCTGGAGCGAGTTCAGGAAGGAAGCTATCGTCTTCGACTGACTGTCTGGCGCAGGGGCTTCGGCCCCTGCTCTTTACTGCGCTGCGACTAGAACTCCTCCACTGCCCAGCCGCCGCCATCCCGCTTCGGCTTGGCCCTCACTGCGATGAAGCGGAACGGGTACATGGCCGCGGCAATCTTGATCTTGGCTCGGGCATCGTCCTGCCAGTGCCCCTTCACCTCGTGGCATTCCATGACGCCGTCGGCTGCCATGACCGCAAAGTCCGGCGTGTAAAACGTGTTGTCGGCCAAGCGTAGCTTCAGACCCTCGAACCTGTGCCACTGGACCTCGCCCGCCGCCTGCAGAGCGCGTAGCCGTTCGGCGTACGCGGCCTCAGTCTTGTTCATCTCGCCGGCCTTCAGCCGACCAAGCGCGAGCACTCGGCGGTTCATTGCGTCACCGGTTGCCGCTCAGCCACGATCACTTCTTGGCTGGCGCGGACGTGGTCGTCGGCGTCGCGCCCGATTTGAACAACAGCTCCCGCAACCTCTGCTCGTAGTTCGGCGTGCGCATCACGTTCGACGGCGCCGGCAACGGCTTGGGACAGGAGGCTGGTGCTGCAGGTGGCGAGGTCGTCGCGCAGCTGGAGACGCCCAGCGCGCAGGTCAGCCACAACAGCAGCAGGGACGGTCGTGGCCGCAGTGCGGTCTTCTTCATGCTTTGCTCCAATGGTGGCCAGTGTCTCGGCCTGAGCGTGCTCGGTGGCACGGGTCTGGTTCACCTGGGCTGCGGCTGCCCCGGCACCAGCGGCGCGCTGGGCGGCTTCCCGGCCCTCTGCCCGATCACTGCGCCAGGCCCAGCCAGCGCCGACCATGGCGCCGGACCACAGGACGAAGGCGGCGACTGCGACGGTTATTCGGTTCACTCCGATCCTCCTGCCCTGATCGTGTCGCTGTCCGGGTCGAACGGCGGTGGCTCCAACCCCGCCGCACGCATCAGCCCTTCGAGGCGGTAGATGTGGCGGATGAGCCGAAGCTCCCTGGCTTCCATGCGGCCAACCCGTTCGCCCAGCCGGGTCACTTCCTCGCGCATCAGCTGGATCACATTGACCTCGGCCCCTTCCCTGGCTGTCTCTACGAACTGCTTGCGCCACCACAGCGCCACGCCGCCGGCGCCGACCATCAGGCCGCCAACTGCCGTGCCAATGGCCTGCCAGTCCACGTCGACCCCGATCATGGCGCCACCGTCCCGCCGGCCTTGCGGTACACAGCCAGCAAGTCGGCAAGCTCCTGTTCGTGCTGGCCGTAACCTGCGCCGGGCAGGCTCGCCCAGATGTTGCTGACCGCCTTGATTGCCTCTGGGATCCTGCCCGCCTGGATCAGCGGCAGCGCGCGGCGCTCGCGGATCTGCTGCAGCGCGATCAGGTCCTGGCTCAGGGGAGTGAAGTCCTTCAGGCCAAGCGTCTTCTTATAGGCGTCGTAGTAGCGGCGCAGCAGCTGGTAGCGGCCTGCAGCAGTGGACTGGATCTTGAGCATCGGAAGGTCCACCAGCACGCGCGGATGGTCGGTGTAGGTCTTGAACAGCTGGCCGCCAACGATCACGTCGTAGCCGCGGTCTTTGGTGGGCTGCTTGCCATTGTCCGTACCTTCGGACCAAGCCAGCATGTCGAGGAAGGCCACGACGTTCACGCCGCCAGCCTGTTGGGGAGTGATCTGCGTCATAACGCCTCCAGAATTGAATAAGTCCCGGCTCAGGCAAGGAGCTTCGAGTCAGTTCACGCTTGAATCTTGAAACCAGCTAGAACCTGCCATTTCTAGCCAATGACATTTATCATTGGAGGACATGCCAAGGAGCCGTTGGGAAATGAGTAACACGCGCGTTGCACCTGACTTTTCCGAGTCAGCTTTCAATTGCCCCTACTGTGACGCTTACGCAAAACAGCACAGGTATCAATTGATCTATCCCCAGAGCAGAAACTACGAGAATTCAATCTCGTACGTTTTCCATTGCGAGCGCTGCGGCAAAGGCTCTTTCTGGTTGAAGATTGAGGGAAGGCCAATAATGTTGTACCCGCCAGTCACACTGGCTGCTCCCCCACATCCGGACATGCCCGAGGAAATCGCAGCTATCTACTTGGAGGCCGCTTCGGTAGCTAGCAGCTCCTACAGGGCAGCGGGTGCACTACTACGGTTGGCACTTCAAAAGCTGATGCCATGCTTGGGAGAAAAAGGGAAGAACATAAATGCCGACATAGCAAGCCTTGTCGCCAAGGGCCTTCCCGTGCGAATTCAACAAGCGCTGGATCTCTGCCGCGTAGTGGGTAACGAATCGGTACATCCAGGAGAAATCACGGACGAAGATGGCCCCGAACTAGTGCACTCACTTTTCACCATGCTCAACTTGATTGTTGAAGATCAAATCGCTCTTCCCAAGTCGATTGATGCTCTTTACCTCAGGCTCCCCGAGGAGAAGCGCAAAGCCATTGAGAACAGGGATAAGACTGAGGACGACTCTCAATCTTCGGAACCTCAAGACACGGCTAATCAAACGTAGTTTTCTTCACGGCCCCGCACTCGGCACTTCCCAAGCGCGGCGGCTGGACAAGCTGCGCTTCGTAAGCTCGACAGAAGCCCCGGCTGGGCCGGGGCTTGCGATTGGATGGTGGCAAGATTGCCGTCGCTTTCGATGACCTAGGAAGTCATCGTTATGCGGCGGTCGTGAGTGCCTTGCTGAACTGCCTTGCAGCGCGCGCCTCAGCAGCGCGGAAGTTGGCAAGCATCCACTCGTAGACCGGCCGCCAGAACCGGCTATAGGCCGACCAATCTGCACCAATGGCGCCTGCACGTTTTCGGCCGCTCAGCGGCTCCCAACCAATTCCGCTGCAGTCTCCGCAGTTCACTACACCTGCGCCCGCAGGATCCGGAACGATCTTCCTGCCGCCGCAACGCGCGCACTCGCATGCACCGACCATCTCAGCGATAACGGCCCCCGCGAGAACCCCAAGCTGTTCCATGGTGTTGTTCGGCCATGCCGCAGCGCGCGCGTCATCCAGCGCCTTCTCTGCTCGGCGCAGCTCACGCCGCTGCGCCTCGGTGACCATCCCCCCACACCAGCCCATGCTGGCCTTGGCGATGCCAAAGTCAGTGCGGGCGTCGGCAAGAGCGTGCATCTGGCGGGTGAACTCGGGCGCGACCAGGGAGATGACCGCTTGGCGCAGCTGCTCGCGCCTCCGCTGACCACTCTCCGGCCACCACAGCGCCTCCAGCAGTTCGCGACCAAGGCCGGCCGGGACGTACGCCAAGGCGGCCAAGATTTCCTCAGTGCTCGGTCCGCCGATGCTTCCGTCGAAGCTCAGTGCCCTCGGCCCAGTCCGGCTCGACAGCAGTTCGCGTGCCTCGTTCATTCCCATGCGCCTTCCCCTTGATGGTTTGCTCGTGCAGCGCGCGATCGCGCCACACAGTTCTCAACTGCGGATCCTTTGAGGCCCTTTGTCCAGATCAGGAGAGGACCGATATCGCTGTCGTGCATCAGGAGTTACCCCCGCATACAATTGCGCGACTGAACAGAGGGGACGTAACGTGGCCGATCCAGTCAATTACTGCATCTGGTTGGCGCCTTCGATATGCGCTACTCAGAGCGAATGGGCCGCATGGGCACAAGCGATTCTGTCCGCCTTGGCGATCTGGTACTCCGGGCGTCTCGCCTTCAATCAAAAGCTGTTGGAGAAGCGGGAAAAGGTCGAGACCTACGTCAGTATTCTGGTGGAGGCAGACTTCGCCGCTGAGATGGCTATCGATACGCTCTCTTTCGCGGAAATCGAGGAGGTGTCCTTTGTTGGTCCGACTCTCGACTTCGAAGGACTGCAAAGGTCTTTCCAAGAGATCAGCTTTCATGACGTCCCAGATCGAAGGCTTGTTGGAATCATCAGAAGCGCAGCAGATTGCTGCCGGTTGCTGAAACTGCACCACGACGACAAGATGCAAGGAACTCCGCCAGCCGATGCAAGCGATTTGATAGAGGCTACACGGGCGGCCAATCGACTCTCCAAGTGCAGGTCCGACGCTGAGAGCATCCGTGATGAACTCCTGTCGTTCAGCCTCAGAATCGGTGCGAGGGTCAGACGCAGCTTCTCGCGCAGAGGGCGCTAGCGCAGCCCTAGCCATCCCAGTACCAGCCAGGATCATGATGATTGAGCGCCGGTCCCACGATGCGGTGCCGCAGAGGTGAACGTTCGCGGTCGCGCCTTTCATGCAGCCAGCTCCCAGCTGGCCGTCAGGCGTTGCACCCGCCCGCCGCGTGCCTCGAACTGCTCCACCGTCTCCGCCGGGCCAGCCGCGTGCTTCGCTGGTTTCAGCTGCTTGGGCCGGGAAACGGTGTTGTGGTCCATCCGTCGCTCACGTGGCGCACGCTGGGGGTTGATCCTCGGCGCCATGGCCTTCGTCTTCTTCATGCTGCCGCCCTCAGTTCGTTGATGTAGGTCTGTTGTGCGATCAGGTCGTCGTCCGATCCGAACGCCTCGTGGAATCTCTTGGACCAGTGCAGTGGTGGTCCCCAGCGGGCCACCATTTGCTTCTGCGTCATGTGTTCGCTGCGGTAGCGCTGGTGATGCCACTGGCACAGCGCGTAGCCGAAGAAATGGCCGCGCCGGATGTTTCCCGACTTCGCGTGGTTGTATTCGCAGCCATAGATCACGTGCTTCTTCGCCATCAGGCCCTGCGCGTAACGAACCAAGCACGCCATGCACGGCCCGGTCTTCGCCAGTTCGATGCGTGCAGCCTCGGCCTTCGTCGGCGGCGGTGCGTTCGACCACATCAGCGCAGCTCCGGGATCGGACCGGCATAGCGAGTGATCGGGATCTGGCGCATGCCATCGCGCCACACCCGGGTGCCACGGGTGGCGTAGATCACCAGCGGCTTGATCCCGTACCCATAGGCCAGATACCAGCCGGCCACCGCCACCGGCTCGGACACCGGGCGCACTTCCAGTTCGACGTGGTCCTGCCTCATGCCGCCGCGTCCTGAGCGGAGCCGAACAGCTCGGCGATCTCGGCCAGCCGCTTCCGGGTGCGCTCGTTCGCTTCCGGGCTCGCCTCCACTCGGCCGGCCAGCAGTGCCAGCGGGTTGAACGCCGGCGTGGCCGGCGGCAACGACAGGTACTCGGCAACCTGCTCATGCGCCAGGCGGCCAGCGTTGACTGCCTGCTGCAGCGCGGCGTCGCGGGCACTAGCGTCGTGGCCCAGCGACGGCTGGTAGACGGCGCAGCCGCCTGCAGCGCGCGCCTCCTTCACCAACCGGGTATAGACCTCCAGGAATGCAGCCCTGCCTGCGATCTTGTCGCCAGCCTCCACCAGCGGCAGCGCCGCGGTCCATGCGTCACGGGTCTGCTCGCTCCAAACCAGCGTCACCGCCTCGTCAGCGGCGCGGATGGCAACGGCCCATGCTTCATTCGGTGCCGGGTGTCCGTCGTCGATGCGCTCCATGATCGCGGCCAAGCTGAGCTTGCCTTTCACTTCGCGGCGGCAGGCGGTCAGCGCGTTGGCCAGCACCGGCAGCGGATAGGTCGCCAGGTCGGCGACCATGTAGGCCGCAGCGGCCGGGCGGATCTGCTCGCCCATCACCTCAGCCGTGGCCACCAGCATTTCGACCAGCCTGTCCTGATCGGCATCAGTGAGCATTGGCGCTCCCCTTCATGCGGCGCAGCAGCGCCTTGGCGTCGTCGGCGGCCGATGCGTTGGCCTGGGTCTGGTCCTGCTGCTGGGCGATGGTGGCGGTCACCTGTCGACCTGTGGCCCACTGGGTCCGGTACGCCTCAGCGCCGGCCAGCAGCACACCCAGGTCATGCATGCGCTTCACGGCGTACTGCTCGTTGACGCTCACGAACCACCCAGCCACCAGCGGTGCCTCTTCACGACCAAGGCGCTTCACCAGATCCCGAACGTTGGTGTTGACCTTGGCGTTGCGCACGGGGTCCACGCCGTGGCGATTGCGGTAGGCGGCTCGGTAGGCTGCCCACGTCGCTTTGCAGGCCAGCTGCATTTGCTCCTCCAGCTCCGCCTTCGTCGGCGGCGTCGCCACCGGCGGCGCAACTGGCGGTTCATCTGACGGTTCAATGGGGGTTATATGACGGTTAGGCGGCACGGGGCGCACCTCCAGACCTGCGCCCGGTGCATCCCCTCCTGCAGCGGGCGCACCACCACCTGCACCGGGCGCACCCCCTGCATGGGGCGCAGCACCTGCGCCCGGTGCAGTACCGTTCTTTCCGGTCTTGCGCGTTCCCTTGGACGGTGCAGCGGCAGCGTTGAACTTGGCCGGCGTGACCGAATAGACCGTGCTGCTGTTGAACCGGCGATCGCGCGCCAGCAGGCCTACGGCCTCCAGATGATCCATGGCAGTACGCACAGCGCGCGCCGACATGCAGCAGCGCGCGGCGATGGTGCCGACGGCTGGCCAGCACACGCCATCGTCGTTGGCTTGGTCAGCCAGCGAGATCAGGACAGCCTTCTGCGTGACGCTCAGGCCCTGCAGCGGCCAGCACTGCGACATGATGATGGTCGACATGTCAGCGCCCCAGCGGTATGTTCTGGCCCGTAGCCACCGGCCACCAGGTGCACGCAGGCTTGCCGGTGGTGGCGCACAGAGCGGTCGGCCCACGCCAGATGCGTCCCTCTCGGGCCAACTCAGGCAAGCGGCGGCCCAGCATGTGGCGGTCCAGGCCGGTCAACACCGAGAGGTGCATGCTGCTGTTCCCGGGATGGCGGATCACCGCAGCCTCGGTCTTGGCGTGCTGGACACGAAGCGCGCCACTGGCAGCGAGGTCGGCGGCGGCGATGTGGCTGGAATGCGGATCAGTGGAGCGGGCGGGATGGTTCATCGACGCGCCCTCCCCTTCGCTGCAGCGCGCGACACGTTGCGGATCAGCCGGTGCGCCATCGTGATCAGCGAGTTGGACTCTTGCACCATTAGCTTGGCTTCATCGCTGTCGATGTGGCGATCGGCCATCGCATCCACTGCGGTGCCCGACAAGCGCCCCACCCGCGTGGTGATCTCCAGCAGCTTCGTCTGGATGGCACCAATCTCGTCCGACCAACCACCCTCCGGCGGCGGCGGGACCGTGGCGACGGCCATGCCGAACTGCCCGGCCAACGCCTGCATCCAGTCCAGGGCGTAGTCGTTGCCGCCTGCCTTCTCCTGCATCCATTCGGTCAGCAGTTCGGCAATTTCCAGCGTCACCGATTCACCCTCCAACCCGCGCAGCTTCGCGCGCAGCGTTTCCGGGTGCAGGGACTTGCCGCGACGGTCGGCCAGGAATGCGGCCGCGTCCACGACACCACCGGGCGTCTTGCGCACGGAGTTGTAAAGAACGTCGAGCCAGTTGAGAGCGGATGTGCGGCAGGTCATGGGTCACCTTGGGAAAGGCTGTGTTTCAAGGTTTCGGGCTGGGCCCGGGTGGCGCACGATGGGCGCCATGGAGATCAACAAGTCAGGGACGACGGCCAGGGACGGCCTTTCAGGCGGTGTCGACCGGGCCAATGCGGTTGGCGTCGGGATCGTCGTTTGCGGGCACAGCAGCGGGCTGAGCCTCGACACCGAGCAGGCGCTGGATTTGCGGCAGTGCGGGCAGGACGCCCTCTTCCGGCCACGCCACTACCTCTTCCACGGGAAGCTGCAGCAAGGTCGCCAGGTGCTTGTCGCTATCCATACCGAGCTTGGCGCGCAGCGCGCGCTTGCTCATGCGGCTGTCGACCAGTTGGCGTACAGGCGCGACGCGGGATCCCGCGAAGGCATCAGGTCGCAACAATTCGAGGAACTGCCGGCGCGCTGGCGGGATCCCGCTGGCACGCCACTCACTGACAGACGGCGGCTTGATCCTGCAGATGCGGGCCACCTCGGTGGTGCCACCCAAGCGGTCGATGATCTCGGAAGCAGTAAGGTTGTCCATTCGCCGAGATTAGGACTAGCTAATGACTCAGTCAATAGCCAGTCCTAATTCGATTGCAGTTAGCCTTTCCTAATGACTACTCTTGCCGAACGCCTGACGCTCGCAATCGAGCGCGCGCAGATCACCAAGGCCGAGCTAGCCCGCCGGGTTGGCATTTCTGCTCCAAGCGTCAATGGCTGGTTCAGCGGAAAGGCCAAGTTCCTACGGGGTGAAAACTTGTTGGCCGCTGCCAAGGCGTTGGGCGTCAGCGAAGCCTGGTTGGCTACTGGCAAAGGATCGATGTATAGCGGGGTGCAAGAGCCCTCCGTCTCATACGTCGCGGAGATTGAGACACCACCCGGCTATGTTCGCTTCGACTTGTTTGAAGGGGGTGCAGGGATGGGTGCAGGGATGGTCAACCAGGACTACCCAGAGGTGGTGAAGACCATCGAGGTCGCAGAATGGGAAGTCCGCAGGAAGCTCGGTTACCTACCCAAGCCAGGCAGGATCCAGATCATCACCGGCCGCGGGCCGTCGATGAAACCCAAGCTCGAAGACGGTGACATTGTCTGGATCGACACCAGCTGCGACTACTTCGATGGCGACGACTACTACCTGATCAACATCGGTGGCGAGACTCAGATCAAGATGCTGCAAAAGCGAGGCGACGGTCTTTACGTCGTAAGCGTCAACACGGACTTCCCTGCCTACCGTCCGGATCCGGGCGACGTGAGCATCTTGGGGAAGGCACTGATACATGCGGGGTTGCGGAAGTTCTAAGTAACAATGAGTTTCCTACTACCGTCCCAATTTGGGACGACAACAAGAAAGCCCCGCCGAAGCGGGGCTTTCTTAATTGCGATCTTTACCTTGAATAAAGAGATAGACGATTGCAGCAAGACCGCCCGTCCCGAATAGCGTTCCGGGCCATGGGTGCCCAAGTACGCCAAGCGCAATGCCACCACCGATAGCAGTCATGGCAATGATGAATGCCATCCATTGCCCTCTGCGTGCCTCCTTCAGATCGCCATTCAGGCGATTGTGGTTGAAAGCAACTTGACCCTCCACCGAAATGCGAGACAACGCCAACAGTTCCATACCAGCACCAGGAACGGCCTTCTCATACTCGGCGAATTGCTTTTCGTGCGGCGCCGGGCCCTTGTACGAATGGGACTGAACAAGGACGCGTTGGATCGTAGGCGCCTTCAGCAAGTCGGGATGCTCGACCAGCTCTGCAGCGATGACCTGCTCTACCCTTTCCCTCGACAGTGCCGATAGGGGGTTGGGCTGCTTGCTAGCCTGCAGCGCAGTGTTTGAGCTGTTCTCGCTCTTCGAGGGCTGAGACTTGTTCCTTCGTTTTTGGTTCATAGTGCTCGAACGCCCATTCCAATCCGTTGTTTACGTCAGCCCAAGCTTGACTCAGCACTATCTCTGCGTCCGCAGCCGCAGCGATCTCATCGCGACGCTCCTGCCTGCTCCTGGCAGGGAAAAGATCGAACGCAGATAGAACGCCTCGGATGAGGGGATCACTGTGACGATGCCTAGACATAGATGCCTCCTTTGTAGGCCTTAAGGCCCTGAGCGGGACCATATCGGACCAGCTGAGCCCAGAAGTATAGCCAATCACCCCACGCAGAGTACGGGCTTTGGCAAACCGCCTACCTCTGATGCGGATGGTAGACCAAGATAGGCGAACTATCGTGGAGCACCCATCAACTCCTGGTGAACCATTGTGCCACAAGGATGATGAGGCACCGTCAAGCTGCCTGAGCCTGTAGACCACGACATGGGGCGCAAAGTTTAGACGCCAAACACTCTCGTTCATCGTTCATTGCCCTGTTCTGCTGGCTTGGCCCAGCCAGCTGCGGGTCGCCCGTCATCCGGCCCACACAGACATGGGGCATTAGGAACTCCGCCAACATGAGAAATTAGCTAGTCCTATTGACATGCTAGTTAGCTACTCCTAATCTCCTTCTCTGTCGTTCAAGACCACCCCATCCGGGGCGGGGCGCAGGAGATCCGCATGGCCATCCTTTCCCTCGGCGTCCGCCAGTCGACGCCAACCGTCGCTGCCGACAGCCTCAGCGCCAAGGTGGTTTCCGACCTGGGCGCTGCCCGCCTCCTCCAGTCCGCTGACGAAGCCGAGCGCTATGCCGGCCAGCTGCTGGAAGCCGCCAAGCAGCTGCGCGCCGCGCAGCAGGGCGCCGCCGCATGAGCGCCACCCTCGCCACCCTCGCCAACCACTCCACCGCTCAGCGCGCCGCTGCAGCCGCCGGCATCGTCGCCCGCGCCGGACGCCGCTGGGGCCTCCTCCCCTACCAGGTCGTCATCGCCTCCAGCATCGCCGCCAATGCCGTCCTGCGGCAGGGCAAGAGCGCAGCCGGCGCCGTCGCCGCCGTCCGAAGCGCTGCGCGCGCACAGGCAGGTGCTGCATGAGCCGCAGCGGATATAGCGACGACTGCGACACCTGGCCGCTGATCTGCTGGCGCGGCGCGGTTTCTTCCGCCTTGCGCGGCAAGCACGGCCAGAAATTCCTGGTCGAACTGCGTGATGCGCTCGACGCGATGCCCGAAAAGCGCCTCATCGCCGAACAGCTTCAGGACAGCACCGGCTGCCATTGCACGCTGGGTGTCATCGGCGCCAAGCGCGGCTTGGACATGACCGGCCTCGACCCTGACGACCGCGCGGCTGTGAGCGAAGCGTTTGGCATTGCCGAAGCGATGGCGGCGGAGATCGTCCACGAGAACGACGGCGAGTGGCGCGCTGGGACAACGAGACGCCGGAGCAGCGTTGGACGCGCATGCGTGCCTGGGTCGATCGCCACATCGCCAAAGGAGCAGCCGCGTGACCGACCACGACTTCTTCGCCGCCATGTCCGTCGGCATCCCGCCCATCACCCCGCCGGGAGCAATCCCCATGACCCAGCTGAAAGCCTTCTACGTCGACGACATGCCGACCATCTACGCCGCTGCGACGCCCGAAGAGGCCGCGCGTCTGTATGAGGAAGACGTGGGCGATCCCTGCGATGACGGCTACCCACGCGAGGTGTCCGCCACAGAGTTGGATCGGTCGATCCCCGAATTCGGCGAAGACGAACAGCCGACCGGCGAGATGACGACCATGCGGACCTGGCTGGAAGAAGCCAGCCCGGGCTTCCTGTGCGGGGCCGAGTAATGCGCCACCTGGCCCTGCCCTTCTTCTGCGCCGTCCTCGTCGGCCTGCTCCTCGCCCTGCTCGCTTGGGCCCTGCGCAACCAGCTCGACATCTTCGACCACGACCCAGCCCGCATGGCAGCAGCCAACCGCGCCGCCGCCGAGCGCGCACTGCACGACGTGCAGTTCACCGTCACGGTCCGGCAGGAACGCCACGAGTACTACGTGAGCGAAGCCGAACGCTGGGAACACCTCGCCGCGCACAGCGCGCGCTCCACCAACAGCAAGGACATGCAGGCATGAGCAACGACAACAAGACCCTGGCGGACGTGCAGCCCGGTGGGAGGGTGAGGCTGGGGGATAGCCGAAGCACAAGGGCTGCAACCTTTCTTCGCCAGTACCTCACCTACCTGCGCAGCAGCCCAAGGCAGGGACTGCGGCCTCGCTGGTGTGATGTGTATGAGGCGCTCGAAATCGCAATCGAAGCCCTCTCCGCCCAGCCCTCCCCGGGTGGTCAGGGAAATGGGCCTTGGCCTGAGATCGACATGATCTTGGCCGATGCCTATTCGGCTGGCGCGGAGGGGCTGCAGTTCGAAGGAATTGCGCGCCGCGCTGCAGTGCGTGCGGCCGTGGCTGCCAACACTGCTCGCCAGCCGGAGTACCTGTATGGCAGTGATGAGCTGCGTGCACGGGTTGAGGGGGAGCGTGCCGCGTACTTGGAGGGGTTGGAGGAAGGCAAGTCGATCGCCGCCCGCCAGCCGGTGGGGGAGCCTGAAATCTGGGTCAGCCCAGGGCAACTGGAAGAACTCAAGCGCAGGCCGGCGGGGCAAGGCAGCAATTACCTACCCACACGCCTCGCGAGCGAAGGTAATTTCACCCAGCCGCTCTACGCCGCCCCGCCCGCGCAGGCCGTGGACCTGGGCCGCATCCGTTCGACGGTGCAGGCGCTGCTGAACTGGATTGATGACTGGGCCGAAACGCCTGAGGAATCAGGGATCGACGCCATCGAGATTGAAGCGGCGGCCGTGCTGGACCTGATCGACAGCCAGGGGGTGCAATCGTGAAGGCCGCGCTGCGCGATGCGTCGTTCTACGCCTGCCCGAGTGGTCACGGGCACAACCCGCGCCCACCAAAGTGGCACGCCATCGTGGATCGCCCTGGCAACAAATGGGGGGCAGACCGTGGTCCCGCTTGCGGAATCCCGTTCCACACCGAGGAGACGGAGGTGGACGCCGGGACCATCACTGCGCGTCAGCGGTGCCGGAAGCCCGGTTGCAAGGCCGCATTCGCTGCAATCGACAGCCAGGCGGTGGGCAATGGCCAGCCGGAGCTGCCGGCATGATCGGCGCATGCGAAGTTCTAAGCCACGAACCGTCGATTCCCACGCGTTCGCGGGAGCAACACCCCGCCGAGCATGCCTACCGGGACCAGTGGCACTTACTGGTGCGCGCCCAGTGCGATGACCACTGGGACCTGGACGAGGAAGAGCAGCTCGCTGGCCCCTTGGGGCACATCCTCCACGACATGCCGGTGCTGCTGACCGACCGCCATTCGCGCATCGCTGCAACCTTCATCACATGGCTGGGCACCAACGTCGGCGGGTCCATCATTTGGCACCTGCGGGCGAGTTCTACGGCCAAGGGACCTTTCTTCTATGACCGCAGCGTGCTCAGGAAGTGGCACGAGCAGAATCACCGCTATTCGTTCTGCAACCGGGGCTTCCGGTCATCCGACTACTTGACCAGCGCGGACTGGGAGAAGCCGACGGTGTGCCGGGATGCGCTGGAGATCGAGGTGTTCGATCACTTGGCCAACTGGCTCGGCTCTGCCGATGGTCGGCAATTCGTCGCGGCTGCTGAGGCGCGGGCAGTGGCATATCGAAAGGGGCTGTCTGCCGATGAGGTCCTGACGATTCAGGCCGGCGGCCGGGAGGCGGCAGCAAATGGCTGACCAGCTGCTCACCGCTGCAATGGAGGAGGCCGAGCCGATCCAGTCCGCCTACTCCGGTGGCCCCGTGTGGAATGCCTTCGGCCTGACCCGCGCCGCATACTTGGTCGTTCCTCGCAGAACGCTTCAGTCCATGCCGCTGGAATGGCAGGAGCGCTTCGTCTCTCTGATGACTGAGGCGTACGACCATCTTCCCGACAGCGCTTTCCCCGAATACAGCGTGCTGCGCAAAGAACACGGCCGATTCATCACCGACCCGCTCCGTGACTACCGCCACACCGGGCCGATCCCGCCGAAGGAACGCCGCGATGAGCCCTGATCAGCTTCGAGCCTTCGCCCGCTCGATCCTCGATCGCAAGCTCCGCGCCGGCTGGCGACGGGAGCAGATTCTGCGCATCGAGTACGAAGGATTCACGGGGCCGGCGCACGCCGGCTACCTGATCTCGGCGGGAAAGATCTCGGTGTGCCAGGAAAACCAGTACCTGATCCGACATACCGACGCGTGGGCCGTGACATTCCGCATGGCCGACCTGCTGCGTGATGAACCCGCACCACCGCCGGCCGCGCCGGCCCAACTGGATCTGTTCGCATGACCGCACCACTTCCTGTTTCCCCGGCCACCGTTGTCGAGGCCACCAAGGCATCGTCGCCCGTCGCCGCTGTCGTGTCTGCCATGCGGCGTGTCGATCCGGCCACCACTGTTGACGGTCGCGAGGTGCGCGCTTGGGCTGACACCCTGCTGAAAGCGCTCTACACCGCTCAGCCAGTGCGCTGGGAGTACCGCAACAAGGACGATCACCGGCCTGGCTGCTGGATGCAGGCCGACGCGGGGCACGTCTACGCTGCGCACCAGCGCGGGCTCGTGGTCCGCGCCCTGTTCGAGACACCGCGCGTAATCCAGCCCGAGAAGGTCCACGACTTCCAGCGGCGCGTGTGCACGCGCTGCGGGATGAGCGAGGACTGGGCAGGGCCGGATTGTTTCCCACCCGACAACAAGCCCGACCCGCGCAAGCTGCTGCCTGTCGACCCGAGCTGGTTCCTTGAGCCGCTGAAGTGGATCCGGGACGCCGGCCCGGCGCCGGTCACCACGCACGAGCGCCGCCGCAGGGCCAACGAAGCCACCTTCCTGATTGAACAGCTCGAAGCCCACATCGAGGAGTGGAACAAGCCATGACCCAGGAACATATCAGCCACCCGGAAGGGTTGCCGAACTGCGCCGCCGGCCACCGCGCGCGCCACATCCACGACAAGCGCTGTGCGTCCGCCGGCGGTGGCCACCTGGTCGAGTGCGCCTGCAGGGCGACCAGCAAGCATGCCGATCCAGACAAGGCCATCGAGGCTTGGCGCCGACTCAACCGCCCCGCCCGCAGCGCGCGGGCACCGTCGCCGGCAGCTGTTGCCGACAACGTCGTACAGATGCGCCTGGTGATGGCAGGCGGAGGGAAGGTGGCCAGTGCCGTCTGACATGTACTTGTCGCGGGACGAGATCACCGGCCTGTGCCGCACGCCACAGCGCGCGCGCCAAGCTGCATTTCTCCGCAAGAACGGAATCAAACACTACCTGGACGCACACGACTGGCCGGTGGTGCTGCGCTCTAGCGTTGAAGGAACGGCGCAGGCACCAAAGGCGCCGGCGACATGGACTTCCAGCAAGGTCGCTTGAAATGGGACGGAAACCGACCAAGCCGGGGGCAATCCCCCGGTTCAGGCCACGCAAGCAGAAATCCGGCGTGATCCACTACTACTACGACCATGGTGGCAAGCCGAGGCGCGAAACACCCCTCGGCAGCGACTACGGCGTGGCCATCAAGCGTTGGGCCGAGATCGAGCACGCGAGCACGATCCCTGCCGCCGCCGTCGTGACCTTCCGGCACGTCGCCGACCGCTACCGAGCCGAGGTGGTTCCTACCAAGGCCGTCACCACCCAGCGCCTCAACAACCGGTGCATCACTGCGCTGCTGAGCTACTTCGACGCGCCGCCAGCGCCGTTTGAAGCCATCCGGCCGATCAACATCCGCCAGTACCTTGATTGGCGAAAGGCGAAGGTGATCGCGAACCGCGAGGTGTCACTGTTCTCACATATCTGGAACTGGGCGCGCGGCAAGGGCATTACCGACCTCCCCAACCCCTGCGAGGGTATTCGGCGCAACAAGGAAGCCGGGCGCGATGTGTACGTGGACGATGATGCGTTCCGGGCTGTCTACGCACATGCCGATGCAGCCCTGCGAGACGCCATGGACCTTGCCTATTTGACCGGACAGCGCGTAGGCGACGTGTGGTCGATGGACGTGCGCCAGGTTACAGCGCGCGGCCTCATCATCCAGCAGTCGAAGACCAGCAACCGGGTCACCATGGAGATCACGGGAGAGCTGGCTGCGCTCCTCGAGCGCATTGCGAAGCGTAAGGGGGAGAAGTGCCCGAACGGGCGAGAGAAGGTCTACAGCACGCGGCTGATCGTGGACGACGACGGCCTGGCCCTCGGCCGCGCAGCGTTGCGCTACCGGTTCGACAAGGCCAGGGAGGCGGCGGGCATTGCAAAGGGGGAGTTCCAGTTCCGAGATCTCCGCGCCAAGGCGGGTACAGACAAGGCCGATTCGGCAAAGGACATTCGCGAGGCGCAGCACCAGCTGGGGCATTCATCGGTCACCACGACCGAGATCTACGTGCGCAAGAAGAGAGGCTCGAAGGCAACCCCGACTCGATAGGAGAGCGTTCGATGTACGCTGAATAAAGCGTTACGGGAGCGTTATGGTGATTTTGCCTGCAAATTAGGCGAAATTGGCCGCGTCAACCAATCGCGAGATCAGCAGCATGATGATGCACAGTTTCCAAACTATCAGACTCGAGTTTTCTCGAACCAACACGCTACTGATCGAGGCAGAGCAGTGGCCTACAGTTGAGAAGATTCTCCGCGCCGGCGACGTGCAGGGAACTGCGTCAGAAGAGAAATGCGCAGTGCAAGGCTTCTCTGACGCTCCGCCATTGGTCAGCAAATCTGGCTACGTCAACACGCTGGTTTGGTTCCAAGCGGCAGATGCCGAAAACGCCAGAAAGGCACAGCGCCTGCTGGATGATGAGCCCTAA